AGGTGCTAGCGCCTTCGCGGGCGTGCTGGTTCGAGTCCAGTCCCGGGCACCAGACATACTTGTCATATCCCGTTAAGCCTCGTTTTTACGGGATTTTTTGTTGTCCGTTTTGGCATATCTCGTTATATTCAGGTTTAGATAACGGAAATTTAACGGAAACGCTAACGGAAATTCTCGAGGCGGATATGGCAGGAATAAGAAAAACTCTCTGCGGTACGTATGAAGTTTATGGCTATAGACTTCAGGCGGACGGAAACAAACAGCGATTCTCCAAAACATTTAAAACTCGAGCTGAGGCAAAACGCTTTGCGGCAGAGTTGGACATTAGCGCCGAAGAACGCTCTTCTTCGATTACTCTGGCCGCGCTGATTGACGAATACATCAGCGAAGTCACTTCACAGAAACGCTCCAAACGTACAGAAGAAATCCGACTGAGACGCCTCCAGAGAGATAAACTGGCGGCTAAAACTCTATCTTCTTTTACAAACAGAACGATTGAGAACTACATTGAACGTCGCCTCAGCGAACGTGCCAAAAACCGAGACAACTATATTTCACCGTCCACTGTTAATAGAGAGCTGACAATTCTCTCTGACGTTTTTCAATTTGCTATTAAAAACGAACTCACAGATGTGAATCCTTGCCGGGGTGTGGAGAAACCACGGGAGCCAGAGCACCGCGAGAGAGTTGCTTCAGACGAGGATATAGAGAAACTTTTGCAGGCTAGCGGTTGGGACGGCCACACAGTGCCAAAGAACAAAATGCAACTTGCGGTAGCAGCCTTCCTTTTTAGTTGTCAAACAGGAATGCGAGCAGGGGAGCTTTTAAAGATTGAATATTCTTGGTTAGGTGACAATGTGCTACATGTGCCGGCGGAGGCTACAAAAACATTGTCAAGAAGAGACGTGGCCTTGTCTGCAAGAGCTCGGGAAATTCTTAAATTAGTTATGGAGCTCGAGTATGAACCACGGATTTTTGGCGGACTTAACGATCACAACAGAGATACGTTATTCCGAAAAGTTCGGGATAGAGCCGGCCTTGGACCTGAATATGATTCTCAAAACCGACTAATCAAAGAAGGGCTGAATTTTCATGACGGCCGCGCAACTTTTGCGACTTGGGCCGCCAGCCCTGATCCAGAAACAGGGGCGCCCCGTTTAGATGTCCTGGCGCTTGCTAGACAAACGGGGCACAAAGATTTAAAGATGCTCCAGAGATACTACAGAGCGAGCGCAGAAGAAATTGCTAAGCGGCTGAAATAGCGAGCTTGGCTCGGGCGTGTCTTTTGCTTTCCATGTAATCGTCAATGTCTTTTGTGTACCAACGATCGCGCCCGTTCTCGGAGAATGCGTCAGGCTTAGGGAACTTCGGATCCTTCATTACTTCACGGGCGGCAGAAGAGCCAGGAGCAAAACCGATCCTAACCTCTACTTCTGGACGAGAGAGTGTGAGCTTTGTTGTTTTCTGAATCAGCTTTTCAGCGATCTGGCTGGAGACTTTATCTGCCACCATGCTGGACAATTTGTCATAGTCAATGTCATTCATAGCTAGATACCTTTACTCCGTTATACGCACCATCCGGGCGCGTCATTAGATTCTTTGTTTTGTTCCAGAATTTGATGATTAGTTTTGGGCTGTCTTTAACAATTTCCTCCATTACCGGGAGAAAGAAAGTGACAGCCTCCTGAATCGTTTTGAGTTCTTCTCCGGTCGGAACGTAGAACTTAGCTTTGTTCTTGTATGTCCGGAGATATAACGATGTCAGGCTATCTGAGAGAGCACACTGCAGCTCATTGGAAGAAATCAGATCTTCCTCACTCAAACGATCCTCTCCCAATTCACTAAAGGTCACGCCTGTCAGGTTACTGAAATCGGCCAGAGCTCTCATATCATCTCGATCAAACGTGCCATTAGGCAATTTAAGTTCAACTGAGAATCCGACATTCGTCATCGTGTCGATAATCACATCAATTCGCTCCTCAGAAATGCGCGGAATCTCAATCTTTCGACACGTGAATTTCTTCCGAGGTTTCTTGTTCCTGGGCATTGTCAGAACCTCACGCGGTCATTGATGATCATGTCAGCAAACTCGACGTAGTAATCACAGTCAGGACGAGCGAATCTCACATGAAAACGAAGCGTGTACTTTTTTCTTGACTCATCAGTGATACCTAGCGTTTTGAAAAACAACCAGTAGATGTGCTGTAATTTTTTCTCCGAGTACGGTGCCGTTGTGTCAGCGTGGATGACGATAGTTTTCGCCCAGTCGGGGATTTGAATATTTTCGGTTGTTTGCTTCAGGCTGATTCTAGTAATGTTCATTTTCTTCTTCCTTGATTCTTGATAACTGGCGGTCGGCTTTTTCGTTCATTAGCCGAGTGATTTTTTCGTCATATTTCGGGGACTCAAGCAACAGATATTCCATTTGCCGAGACACTAAGAGAACGTCAGCTATTTCTTCGTCCGTTTTTTCCATAGCCTCAGCTCGTTTTTGAGCGATTGATTCGCCGCCTTCACCGTTCTCTTGTTGAATCATGAGACCGACGTTCTTCAAAGTAGCAGCAGCCAGTTCTGCGCCTTCTTCGGCCAGTTTGATGGCCTGAAGGTCCATGCCGTAATGGTTCGCAATAGCTTGTAGCTTTTCTTGTAAATTCATTTGATGAGTCCTTGTTTTCTAAGCCGTTCTCTGACTTCCCGTTTGATCTTTTCTGATCGTTCGCGCCTTGCCTGTCGTTCTTCCGGTGTTAACGTCAATTCCTTGTAAGCATTGGTGATGGCCTTAGCGGCTGCTTCTCTTGTGATGGGGATTGGTTTCCCGTCGTCTGAGTAGCCTGTAGAGTGAATAAATGGACGCCAGGGATAGTCGTAGCATTCATCCATGTAGACATCAGAGGCTTCGCAAAAATAGGAGTTGAATGTCTGAGCCCAACATGCCATAGGAGGGCTCCAGTAGTTTCTGAACTCAACCCTGATTCGATACTTCCCGACCACCTGTTGGAAGACGGCTTCTGTAAATTCCATTGGTTCTGTCATTGTTTTATCCATAAAAAAAGAGCACCCGGGAAACGGATGCTCTGAGTTTTGATTTGTTCATTTAGTGCGGAACTTCGATAAGGATTGAATCGAAAGGAAGAGACATCTGAACGTCTTTTTGATACTCGTCCATTTTTAAAAGCATCACTTTCTTTTCATCTTTCCATTTGGCGAGAGAAGAGGCGCAGAAACTAATCTGCCGTTTTCGTTCGTCGAACTTTGCCTCCAGTCGTAGGGCCTTTTGGTACGTCGACAGGTTGATGTTCTGTAAAGCCTTTACCGCTGCTTCGAAGGCTTGAGCAAATCTGATTTGATATCGTTCTGCTCTTTTTCCGGACAACTTCATCGCCAGAATGTTGAAGCCCGTTTGATTCATTCTGAAAGCTGGGGACTCAATAAAGACATCTGGATTTTTGGGATGTGGACGGCTTGTGGTTGTCTCCTGAAAATATAGGAGACATAAAAGCTCCGAATTTCGAGCGATCAGGCCTCTAATAATCTGGAGCAAATTGTCATGACGGTATCCAAAATAATCCGCCACGACAGTTGACAGGACGGTGGGAACGCCATCAATAATTTCTAACGTCGGTGGCGGAAGAGTCGTCAATTCATTCATCTTTTGGTTCCTTTGTTAAAGTGATCTCACTTATTGGTGTGTGTCTCTGGAAACATTTTCTGTAGGAAGAAGTTTTTAATTTTTTGCAGTTCAATGATTTGGTTCTCTATGCGCTCTTGGTTCTCATCCATTGCCTGCATGGATTTATCAAGCAGATAAATAACCCGGTCATCAGTAGGAATTTTGATTTTCATCCGTCCAATGTCTTCAAAAGCGATATTGATAGTCTGCAGATAACGGCTTAGGAAGTTGGGCAAGCTGTACTCGATGACAGAGAACAAAAAATATGGCGGATAGTTTTTTGAATTCACACAAACATACCGCCCATCTACTAGAGAATTAGTTTTTAAAATTTTGACTTCGCAATTGTTTCTGCTTACTCCGGAAATCGGAATCAAAATAGTTCCAGCTGAGTAGAGTTGTCCTTTTTTTGATCTTTCGATCGTGGCGCACTCCGAGAGCGGCCTAATAATTGTCTCTCCCACTTATTAATCTCCATCGCTTCGTCATAACTAAAGCCAGTCAGTTCTGTTATCTGTCGAAGAAGTTCTTTCTCTGTCTGTTTTATTTCGTTGTCTATCTGAACCAGTTCCCGCACAGAGTTTGCAAAGTCGACTGGTTCCTCTTTCTCCAATCTGTCAACGTATCTGGGAATATTGAGATTGAAATCGTTTTCCTCCAGTTCGTTTCTGGAAACCAGTTTCGAAAAGCCCTGGATTGAATTCCTGCAGCGGATTACATCAATGACGAGCTGAACATGCTCATCAAGCATTTCATTCTGCTTTGACCGTTTTTTGTAGGACTGAGAAGCGTCAATAAATAAGGTTCCACTGTTGTTTTGTTTGCTCAGCCCCAACAAGCAAACAGGAATAGAGGTGTTCAAGAAAAGTTTGTCCGGAAGACCGACCACGTACTCCAGAAACCCAGCTCGGATCAAATTCTCTCTGATAGTCTTTTCTCCGTTTCCTCTGAATAAAACTCCATGGGGAAGAACGGCTATCAATTTCGCGGCATCACGCAAATGATGTAGGCCATGTAGCACAAATTGAAAGTCCGCATAGGATTTTGGAGCAAGACCGAAAGCCTTGTTCTCTTCGCTTTTTACTGGAGTCCATTTCACGGAGTATGGCGGATTCATCACTACGAAATCAAATGTCCGGAACTCTGGCTCATCGGAGGAGACGCTGATAGTGGAAAATCGTTCCCCTTTGCTGAGCCGATAAACCGCTTTTAATTCTTTAGTTAAAACATCTAAATGAAGAACTTCGGCATCTGCATTCCGGATAGCCAGATTTGTAAGGAGGAAGGGAATAGCACGGTCACTAAGTTCCTCGGCGTGTAAGAACGCGTCTGGGAACCTGTTCAGAATCTGTATAAGTAAGGTTCCTGTCCCGCTGCATATATCAGCAACCGACCCGGAATCCGTCATCTGAGAGGCGATAATCTGGGCGATAGAGTCAGGTGTGAAATCCTGTTTGAACTTATCTCTATCTCCATGTTCGGATTGAAACAGGTCTCTCAGGAAGTCGATTTTCAAATCTACGTTGTTAGAAACGAGATATTCAAAAAAATGATTCTTCTCGCTCGGATTTAGGACCGTCTGTTTGAGACGATCAACTATTTTGTACGCCTCAGAACATTCAAAAAACGATCCAAAAAGTTTGGCAATTTCCATAAAAATAAAGCCGCTCAATTTGCGGCTGCTTTTATTTCGGTTGGGTAGTTGCACGCTGATTTCGTACAACTCTCGGAATAAGTTTTATTACCGGCGCCGGCGAAATCCTTCCGGAGAAGCTATTGGCATAAAGGCAAAAATTGACTTTTCCCAAAGACGCCAGGTTCTTCCTTCGAAGAAATCCACGTCATAAAAATTGAATCCCTCATCCATGTATCTGAATATGCAGATTTGATCCGGCTTCGGCTTGAATTCTGGATAACTGAACCATCGCTCTTCAGGAAGGTATTCGTTTTCGATGTCATCGAACAAAGAAGGAGTTTGGTTGTTGCGGTCTTCCCAATATCTTTCATCCGGCGTCTGAGGATATTCGCTAAATTTGACCGGCAGGAAGCGGAAGAAATGGGTTGTATATGAAGATCTTGGGATCGGCTCCAGCACTGAGTAATACGTGATATCTACCAGATCTTCAAATTTCGGGGACCGCTTGATGGACATAACAATGCGATGTTCGGGAATTGAGCCTCCTGGGTAATTCTTCCAGCGGTCAACATAACTGATATCTGTCATTTTTAAAGGCCTGCAAAAAGAGGTTCGTTCCGGATGTCCATTAAAGCCTCCAGTGCTTTTCGTTCTCGCTCAGCTTTCTCAGCTGCTCTCTTTTGACACCTGACCCTAAATTCTTCTGCAGAAAAATTCTTCTCGTTTGCACGGAATTGCTTGATCTCTTCGCAGAACTTTTTGTCTTCTTCAGACAACTCTGTCGGAACACCTAGGCTGAGTAAATACCGAACTGCCTCTCCTGGAGTCATTAGGTCGGTAAACTCTTCAATTCTTTTGTTTAGTTCAGCCTCATCAACCTGAGATTTCCCGGCGAAATATTCGGGCCGTTGTTGTAGTTCTTTCTTCTCAAATTCATCAGCAAACAGCGGGGCTGTCTTTTCAATCCTCGTTTGCATCCTCTTTCTTCTCATGGATGCTCGTTTCTCTTCGTCCATCTTTCTTTTTGGTTTTGGATGCTCGAAGTAGATACCGATTGCCCATGCGTTGATTCCCCAGTTCGAAGCTATGATCCAAGGAAGCGTCAACTCTTCTTCGAAAGGACTGCTGCATAAAATCTTCGGAAGGCCCGCAGGTCGCGGTTTATATGGATTCCTCCAGGTTATCGTGTACCTCAGATCAGAAACACTTTGATCTCTCATGTTGCTATCCAATAAAAAGGCCCTCCGAAGAGGGCTCATTGCTGTTTATCCTTTAGGTCCAGTTCTATGTCGTGCTGTTTTAAAACCTTTCTTAAATACTCGTTTTCTTCAGTCAGAGCATTAGTCGTTGACACCAGTAATCGGTTTTGTTTGGTCAGCTTGTCATTGTTTTGGCGTATTTCCTCATTTTGCTGGCAGATTGCTTTAATCGTCTCAGTTGAGTTCAAAGATCCTTTTGAGATTTCATTGACTAATTCACTTAACCGGCGATTGGAATCATTAATCACTTCGATCTGTTTCATGTTGACTTTGAAACTTCGATGGCTGCTAATGGAATCGTTAATTTGAGAGTAGAAAATTAAACACATTGCAGCCAGAATTATCCCGATAATCCAGTATTCATTTTTCATGATTGAAAACCTAAAAAAATCGACACGTTTTTTGGATGTGTCGATGGTGTAAAGATAACTACTTAATTAACTCGATTTTTCTTCAGCTCGACCTATAGCTATGTCAATAGCTTTTTTAATCGTTTCCCAAGCGCTGATGTCTATTCCGATTTCAGTAATCTTTTCACGCTGTAGGCCATTAAAGTTGAGAATTACTTGATTCTTTTTAATGCCTATACCGAGGTCGGCGATGGCAGCACTTCCTTGGCTTTTTCCGAAAACGTCATAGTTTATGACGTAGGCGAAGAAGTTTATTTTTGGGAATTTGTTCACCATTTTTGCTCCTTTATATGCATGCCTTCATTGCTGCATATGTTTCTGTTGTCCTAACTGACTTTGGCATGACACATGCAATAACCCGTTCACCGGACCCTGCAGAAAAAGTAGCCTTTAATGGTGTGCCTTTTTTATTTGGTCTATGAAAAATCGGACAGACCTCAAACGCGGCTTCTAATTCTTCAATAATTTTTATACATTTTGATTGGTAGAACCCGAACTGTCCCGGTTTTTTAAGGCTTTCATTCGGTGGAATTACTTTTGAGTAGTCCGGATAGGTTCCTTGCAGGGGTGTAAAAGGAAATGAAAAATCATCCACAGATATTTCCGTGTTGGAAAATCTTATTGTGTTTCTAGTCTTAGTTTTTGCGACTTGATCAACGACATTGCGAGGAATTAACACACTTCCTGTGCCATTCAAACCATGTGCACATTTAACGGCTATGATCATAAAAGCATTGCAAGCCACTATCTCAGTTTTATCAAAATCAACGAAAAGGCAGTTGAGTTTGTAAGGAATATCGTTTCTGGGCATTACTGAGAGAAGAACTTTAAGTTGTCGTTTATTCATTGAATAACCTTTTATTTAAACATTACGCGGGTTGCTTTAATGGCTCCACGAGTTTTCTTTTTGCATGGGTAATACAGCCCTGGATATCCTTCTGGGTTGTTCCGACTCGGGACAAATTTCCAATACTCGTGCAACCCGTCCTCAATGTCCGATAGCTCTATAGTTTCATCAAAGAAATCCTCAAGAGCTTTAATTGCTTCTTCAATGTTCAGCCATCCATAAAGAAGGGTTTCACCATCTTCGCTGAAAATGACATCACCTGTCTGAACGTTTTTGGACATATTGTCTCCAATAAAAAAGCCCATCAAATGGGCTTTTTTGCTTCAAGTTGGTTGTAGGCATCTTGCATATATTCAAGCGAAGCGCCGTATTCTTCTCGCCAATAGGTGTCATCTTTGTTTTCCCTGATACTCTTTTCTAAATCAAGGATTAAATCTTCAACAAAATCCAGAATGTAGAAGTGGACTTCATCTGGAACGTAAACGAAAGACTCCTCTTTTGTTTCGTTTTCGTGGTAGTCAATACATTTACCCATCCAATTCTCAAGAAAACGCAATACTCCCTGACCAACAAGAAAAAATTGAGGCTCTGTGATATTTGGACTGTCGATATAGTCAGAGAACGCAGCCTTTAGGTTGTTCAAATCCTGCTTTTTGTATAGGAAATCACTCACGTTCTTTCTCCACCGTAAACCCCAACATCTCTCGAAGTCTCTTCCATTCGCTTTCAGGGAAGTCTTTGAACTCCTTGTACTTACCGGAACTCAATGAAACTATTAAGACGTTTTCGTCGTGGTCCCAAAAGATGCACGCAATCTGATCTGTGTTGAAAATGCAGTCTCGTATCAATAGACGGTTCATTTGTCTTCATCCTTTGACTTTTGAATTAAGAAGGCCAAGCGATCAATCATCGGAGTTGGGTCGATCAGTTCGCAGGAGCGTCCTGAGATGTTCCAACGACCTCGCCATCTTCGATGTCTTTGAAATCCTCGACGGTGACGGCGTTGATGTCGATCACGTCCTCAGGCTTAACTTCCTCTCCGGCCTCTCGTTTGGCGTCTACATTCGTAATCTGCAGGGCCTCAATCGAAACAGGCAAATATTTAAAGAGGCGTCTGATCACGGTCTTTTTGGCCATCTCTTCAAAGTAGTTGTTCCAGATGTTTTTGGACTTCGCTTTTGCTTTGACGGCTTCAACTTCAGCTCGGCTCATTACTTCGAACTGATAGCCGCCACCGCGCAGAGTTGCGACTGCGTAGACGAAAGTGATGGGCTTTTTAACGCGGTCAGCTTCACAGCTCGGTACGTGATGAATGTCCGGATGTAAACCAAGCTGATAATTAAATTCGTCTCCTTCGCGAACGGCATAAGCATTCAGAGAAAGAACTTGGCCGGAGCGGCGGGCCAAATCAATCATGCCGCGGTAACCAAGAATTAACTGGCACTGATTACCATACGGAACAAGGTATGCTTGACCGAGCGCAGATCCGGGTTCAAGGCCGAGTTGAGCAGACTGCATCACGGCACCCAAAAACGAGGCCGGGGTTGTATTGAGCAGAGCCGGCGTCTTCCTGACTTCGGTCGCGGCAATTCTTGCCATACGGTCAGCGCTCAGATGTTTGGGAACGGCTAAGGCGAGTTGTTTCTTGAACTGATCGGACAGAACTTGCTGAACGATTGCCGGGGCTTTCGTTTTCGGTTTTGCTACTGGTGCAGAGGCGGCGCCGACTGCTGCGGCGAGTTGGTCAGTTGTAGACATAATTATTCCTTTTTTTTGCGAGTGAGTTTTGGATTAAGCGCAAACGCGCATTACACGAGTTGAGGATTCCTTGAGGTAGTCGTAGTAGTCATCAAGATGGTCTTCCCGGAAGGAATCCGAATCAAAGCGTTTGGAGGTTTGAGTTTTGTAGGTGAGGACTTTCTTGCCATCAAGCGTGAGAATCTCGTTGTCCTTCATGCTTATTGCAATCTTGGTTTTGAGCGCGTCCTGCTGTTTTTTGAGTTCCTTAATTTCACCAGCAATACGTGCATACTCACCATAATCAATAGCAAGCTCACCCTGAGCCTCCACAGCTTTTCCGTTACTTTTTCCATATAGCTGAAGTACGTCATCAATGTTGATTGGATCGGGCGGGATTTTCTTCAGAACGTTTTCGTTCCAGAAGCGGGAGCACTTTTCTTTGATGACTTGGAACACGTCCGGGCGGGCATCCACCCAGTACATCCGGAAGTCCGATCCTCCAATCAGAACCGCGAGATACATTCCTTTGAGCTTCAGAATGCCGCAGTACCACTGAAGTTGCGTCTCATAATAAAGTGGGATCACATGCTCTGTTCTGAGGTTGTTCTGTTTGATCTCGAGCTCTTGACTTGGACCCCAAAGGTCAGCGGTAAAAGCGTTTGCCGTCTTAGCTTCAAAAGCGACATCGGTATTGATGATCCTCTCAACACCCGTGATGTCGGCATACTTCTCAATTTCTTCAATCTTCAGCAGCGGCCGAACTTTTCCGGCAATCTCAGGATTGATGATTGCTCGGTCAATGTTTGCAATCGCCCAAGGAGTTTCCGGATCGGCGAACTGGTGAGAAACCTTCTGAACTTTCTTACCGGTGCGCAGCTGAAATTCTTTTGCGACCGTGTCTTCAAGTACGGTTCCCCAGTAAGCAGGCTCGGACATTTTTTTATCTTCAGAAAGTCCGAGTTTATCGTTCCAAACGTCGAGCGGCGTCTTCCAAGGATTCAGCCCGAGGACGGCTGCCACATCGGAGCCGCCGATACCTGTACGGCGCCCCTTTAACCAAGCGGCTCTTCGTTCGTTAGTCATTTTTTCGGATTCCTATCAATAAAAAAATCTGTAAATAGTGCTGAAAAAGGGGTCTGCGGGAGGATTGGTGTTTTATTGTTTCTCAGGGCTAATTCTTCTTCGCGTCTTTTGCGATACCATTCTTTGCTCTGCGCAACCCTCTTTTCTTTGTTTTTTGCGTAGTACTCGCGCTTCACTTCTCGGTTGCGCTGTTTTTTACGCTCTGCGTCAGTAATTACTGCCATTCGTTTTCCTCCAGATACTCGTCGAAGATCAGCTCGATTTCAGGATGTCTTTCGTCCTCTCCCGCCTCAGCCAGTTGATTGATCCGTTCGTCGCAGTAACGCGGGATGTAATCCTCAAAAAATTTTTCAAGAAGTCGCTCATACTCTGCTTCGCGTTTTTCTTCTTGCCAGCTCAGTTGCCACAAATCTCCTGGGCCTGGACACGTGCGATGCGTTATGGACATATTCCGAAATATTGCTGAATCTCTGCTGCATGGCACGCCACGGCAAAGAGTGTTGCGAAAAGGACAAAGGCCATCAGGAGCAACATGACGCTATCGCCGTCCGATGTTTTTGCTGAGAGTAGTTTTTTCATACGGCCTCCAAAAAAAATCCCCGCCGATCTAAAAGGAGAAGTGAAAAATCGGCGGGGTCCCTGAAAATGGTTTTTTTATTTGACGTCTGGGAACATCACATCAATGACATCAAGACATTTGTCAGAGAAAATGTTCTGACTGTGTTCTTTGAACAGGGCTTTTACTTCAGGTTGCGCACGGTCCATCGGAACCACTCGATCAAGATCAAGAGTGACGTGTTTCTGACCTGTTAGAAGGGCTTGGACAACGGCCCTCTCTGCGTATCTGAGAGCATCATTCAGGTCAATAGTTGAACCTCGATCATCAATGATGTCCTGGATGCAATCATTGAGGATCTGCGCTCCCTCGCCTGGCGATAACTTCATGTTTGCTCCTTAATATGTGAAAAAGACCACATTCATAAGCTCCCATAAGCGCTGAACTGGAACTAACAGTTATTGGTAAAAGCCCGAGGAGCTTTTAAAGATGGTCTGAAGATGTCAGTCTTTCCGGACTGTCAGGGTTTTAAAGATCCAGGCTGGATTCGTTTTCATCAAACGATGGCCGGATGTATTCGACTTGCGGAAGGAACTTAGTCATAACTTCGGAAATCACTTCCTTGCAGATCTTGAGAGTTTCATAGTTGTGATTGTTCTCTTTCTGCATCTCTGCCGGCTTGACGGAGTTTTCCTTGTCATTCTTTGGATACTTGTATTTGAAATCCTCAAACAAGATATTGAATAACTTGGCGTCACTGTCATAGCTGATCGAAGCGATCATCACGGCATCGTAATAAACCAGCTTGGCCTTGAGACGTTCTTCATCCAGCCACTCCCGATCTTCCGGAAACTCGTGGACGAATTTCAATTTTTTGGGTTCAAATTTCATAATTAACCTTGTTTACAGACTGTCAGGGAAAAAGCTCATTGAGAAACCCCCGCGTGTATTTGCGTTTTTGGTCGGTTAGCAGTACATGACCCAGACGCAGGGGTTTCTAAATAAGCTCAAACAGAAGGACACTCCATCCAACCAACCTCAGGAGATCTGCAACTTACCGACTTTCAGAAGTGCCCTTATGTTTGCGAACTGTCTTATTGAGTGGCCCCTACCGGTGCTACACGACTTTAACGTTTGACACTTTCAGCATTCTCATCGCCACATCTTCACTTTCGATCAGATTTTTGAGGTGCAATTCACTCGCCACCTTTTAGCTCCGTGCGCTTTCGGTTTACTCGCGGTTAGGAGCCCTCTCAACCTGACAATCATCAGTTGAGCTTTTAAAGAACAGTTGATTGATGTAGTCATGTTACTAATTTAGTAATGTGGTGTCAATTCAATTTGGTAACTTTTGAGTTACTAAAAAAATAATTTTTGTAACTACCAAAATATCTGTGTTTTTTAGGCAACAAAAAAACCGCCTAAGGCGGTTTTTTCTGGTGGAGATTCTTACCAGCGAACTTTGATTAAGTCGGAAAGCAGTTTTGCGTCCTCTGGCTCTTTAAAAACAAACTCTATCGGTTTAGCTCTACTTCCATCAGGCGTAATTGTTAAGTACTTTCCTACAGCTTCAACTCCTACGATTTTTGTAAGAAGCATCTTTCTCACTTCATCATTCACAAAATAATAAAAATTTTTGTTTGTAACCAAGGCATATCCGCTGCCAGTATCAACCGGAACCTCTTCTGTTACCGATTTACCTGCGATCCGACCAAGGCGGAAAGAAACTCCTTTTGCAACATGAATGCCGATTCCGCGGGACCCAGCTTGATAACTGCGTTCATTTTTATAGGTGTTTGAGCGTTTATATGGTGCAACGTATATTCCCGATTCGTTGCGCTGCAGAACGAATGGAAAAGATTGATCTGTACCACAGTTCCATGATTGTGGTGGAACCTCTCTCCGAGCGCCAAAACCTCGAGCGATTGCCCGCCTAATATCTGCAAATTCTTTGCTGGTGATTGTTGCTCCACCGTTTTTGAGCTGGAGAATTTGATCGGCTTTTTCGTTGTACAACTTAAAAGGATTGTCGGAATTTTCTATTTCTTCAATAATTTTTCTTACAGCGGATGAGGCAGCATCAGCCTGACTTTTGGGGATTGCCGGTACATCAGCACCCTGGCCCGTTTCAGCTTTTGATTTTCTGTTTTTAAGGAAATATCTCAGTCCAAACGTTGCTACGAGCGCGACTGCCATCGCCAGGAGCATTCCTTGTTCATCTCGATTCGTGAAAGCGAAAACAATACACATGACCACGAAAAAGAAAAATGAATAAGCAACAAATGCAAAAACAAATCTGAGAGCTTTTTTCATGAGAAATCCTTTCTCAAATACCATGATGGAATTTTTTAACGCATAGCGCAGTGACAACACGGCCAATAATTTTTATCGCATCGATCTCCTGGCCTTTCAGAACAAACGAGTTATAAAGTTTGTTGTCTGAAATAAACTCAACGCCAAACGGCAATACTTGGATACGCTTGATTGTCACGCCACCTCCATAATTCACGCAGAAAATGCCCTCCTGAGTTACGTCTGTATCTCTGACATCGACAACAACAATATCGCCAGAGTTTATGGTTGGTTCCATTGAATCCCCGCGAGCTGTCACCAGTTGGTGTCCAATCGTGCGATAGCGTGAGATGTTCTGTTTGAACCAATCGACACTCACCTGGAGACGCTCAACAACTGCAACATCATTGCACACAGGACCGCCGGAAGGATCGCAACCAGCCTCCACATCTAGCCTGTCCAACGTGACGATGTTTTTTGGTTCTGGTGGTTCTTCTGAGTGATCCTGATCCATCCAGCCAAAGCCGAGGTTTAGTTTCTTTTCAATATCACGTGCCAGCCGGTCACCCATGGCCTTAGGTTTTCCAGTAGCAGTGTTCATAGATTGATTCAAGATCTGTGTCAGTAGATTGTCTTTCCTATCCAGGACTTCATTTAGATTTTTCATTGTGTCGTGACGCTCAACCAATCGTTGCAGGTTGTTTCGCCGAATCTCTCTGATCGAAATCATGATTACTCTCCTTAGTAACAATGTTACTAAATTGACTTTTGACAAGTTACCAATTTGCTTTTATGCTGGTTACTAATTTAGTAACTTCAAACGGAGTAATCAATGACTTTGGATCAATTCCTGAAACAGGTGGGAAGAGGATCTGCAAAGAAACTGGCGGAGGCCGTTGGTGTGCCCACCTCAAATGTGAGTATGTGGAGAAGAGGCAAACAGCGTCCCCCTGCTGACAAGTGCAAGCTCATCGAGCAAGCAACGCTTGGCGCAGTAACTCGCAAAGAATTGCGCCCTGACATTTTCGACTGATGGTGCCTTATGTCTTGGAAAGATTCGGACACAGTGAGAAAACTCTTTGTTGGTAATTCAGCAGCAAAGAGTGTTTTGCGCTGTCTGGCCGATCACCGAAATGAACAGACTGGGCAATGCAATCCCAGCGCTGATGCAATCGCCTGGGAAACCGAGCTCAACAAAAAGACGGTTTACAAGGCCATTACTTACCTAGAAGAAAAAGGATTCATTAGACGTGAAAGACGTGTTCTGAATTCGTCCAACAATTACGTTCTTAATCTTTCTGATCCTCGTAATGCCGAAAACGGTACTAGTAGCAAAAACGGTAGTACCAAATTTGGTAGTACCAAAAACGGGTCTTGTACCAAAAACGGAATTTCCGATGACCCAAAAACGGGTCGTGTGGATGACCCAAATTTGGGTCACGAATCATTAAATGAATCAGTAAATGAATCAGTAAATAACTATATAGAGAGCGCGCCTGATTTTTCCTTAACGGATCAAGAGAAGACAACAATTTCAAAAACGGAAACGGCTGAAAAGAAAAAGCGTCAGAAAAAGACCAAGGTCCCATGCCCTTACAACGATGATGACGCAATACCGGAAGAGTTTTTGAAGGTTGCTCAGAAACACAACATCCAGAACCCACAACAACTATTTTCAAAAATGGTGATGTGGTGCAAAGCCAATGGAAAGCAATACGCGGATTACAAGGCTGCATTCACAACTTGGTGTCTGAACGAAACAAGGTGGAAACAGAAACCACAGCAAACATCAAACCAAGGCAGTTTTGCTTATGAACCGCCAGACGGATTCACAGAACAGTATTTCCTTGAGGGAACCAAGTTAGATAAAAATGGAGACCCAGTGCTATGAACGATATTACAGAACCGAAAACGCAAGGCGCCATCAACTCCATTCTTGGCGTAATGACGAAACGCCAGAGAATTGTTAGATGTCCAGAGCATGAAACTTATTACCTAGCCGATGAAATCTGGGTAGGCAATGAAGTGAAGTCTCAGTCAACGTGCCCGCTGTGTTTTGAAGCACATCGAGAAGAATGGAAAGCTCAGGAGGAAAAAGCGCTGAGGGAGCAGGAAGAGCGCGAGTTTCAGCGAAGGATTGAAGGAGCCTGTATTCCTTACGACTACAGACAAAAGGATTTTGCCACTTTCATTCCAGAACACGATTCTCAAAAGAAAGCATTTTCTCTGGCACAACGTTTTGTGAACGGTTTCAAAAAAGCCTGGTATGGAGGCTATGGACTGATCTTTCTTGGAACGTGTGGAACCGGAAAAACTCACCTGGCGTGCTCCATCATGATTGAGCTGATTCGGAAGTACAAAGGGTTTTATCCGAAGTATTACCGAGCCTCAGCTATTTTCACGGCAGTAAGAGACACCTACAGAAACGGATCCAGCACGACAGAACTGGAGGCTATCAACTACTTTTCTGGTTTGAACCTTTTGGTCATTGATGAGATCGGAGTTCAAAAAGGCTCGGATTCTGAAAAACGAATTTTGTTCTCGATTCTTGAGAATAGGATGACTTCAAAACTTCCTACCATTCTAGTCACGAACCTCAATGCAAAGGACTTAGAGGAACTAGTCGGTGAACGTCTTTATGACCGAATCAAATCAAAGTGCGTTCCGGCATTGTTCATGGGTCCTTCAATGCGCAAACAAGCTACTGCTGATCTTTTCGATTGAGGAGCGGTATGTCTGATTCTGCATGGACACTTCTGATGATCGTGCTGGCACCGGTCGTGTTTATCAATCTGGTGTTGTTTGGGGTGCTGGTGAGAGCGGTATTTGAACTAAGACGGGAAGGTAAAGATGAGCTTTGACGACCTTGCGTTTTTATCTCTGTGCTTCACATGGGCTTTGATATTAATTTTAGTTGCGTTGATAACTAAGGATTGATGTATATGGTCGGATGTTGTCTTTACTGCGCTCACGCCGCTTCGTATTGGATAGATAACGAAGGCAAGAAGCGCGTACCTCCTAAAACCTCATTCGGCGACATGAATATCTTTTGTCTGCACGAATCACGCGCTCCGGGCGAGTGTTATCCGATTAGTTTCGCACGATGTACACGTTTCAAACGTGCGCAAGACAATCAAATTCAACGCAGGCTCGCTTTTTATTCGCAGTTTGATCGTTGGCCTTCACACGCTCAGATCATCGCTCAACGGAACTCTAATGTTCTGGAAACAGCATTAAAGAATTCAACCAAACAACACAAACTCAATCAGGAGGGATAAATGAAAAGGTTTTTACAAGCAAAGGGCAGGTTAAAAGTAGGAGAAATGAACCGGACCGAGGCCGCCTATCGAGACCACTTAGAACAACAGAAAAACGCTGGGTTAATCCTCAAATACTGGTTCGAGCGCTTCACGTGGAAGATTGCCTCAAACCGATGCTCGTATACGCCTGATTTTCTTGTCATGCGTCCAGATAAAACGCTTGAGCTGCACGAGGTCAAGGGCTCTCTAAAAATCTTCGCTGACGACGCAAAAGTTAAATGCAAAGTCTGTGCTGATGAGTGTCCGATTCCGCTTTTCATCGTCACACCGAAACCGAAGAAAGAGGGAGGGGGCTGGAATGTATTGGCCTACTAGCACTGAAGGTTATGTTTTCTGGATGATCAATTGCTACGTCGCGATGTTCGTCTTCCTTTGGATCTTCAAATGGATTACGGATTATTTAGAACGCCGCGACAAACTCAGAAAAAAGGTTGAGTTCTGGGGGCTGTCAGCTCTCGGGGTTACTTATCTCTACTGCATGCTTAGCTACTTGAGGACTCTTGGATGACAGAAACAGAACAAAAACTCATTGATGATCTCAGACCTCGTTTGGACAATTGGCGGCGGGCATATCGTGACCGCGTTGTTAAAAACGTCTCAATTGCCTACGCGGTAGAGAGAGCTCTCGCATTGACGAGGAACAAGACTGATTTTTCTGAGGATTATTCTGGTCCGGACGATCGATCTGATGATTTTGGAATGAATGTTGACCAAAGAGACGCAGACTTGCTCAACTTGGTTTGGCAATACCTGGATGTGCCAGGGGCCGAATTTTTGACGATTGGAGAAGGCGGACTAAACATTAAGACGGCGAAAAACATCATCCTCCTTTATGTGTTTTCCAATAATTATGCTCTACGTAGAGCTGGGCGGAAAATCTGGAAGGTAAAGGATGTAAAACTAGAAGGTTGGATCAAAGAATCTTTGATTTTCTTTGCCCTTAGGCTAAGAGATTATGAAGCGGCAAAGGATAAAGCAGAAAAACAATAAGGGAAAACAGTGCGAATGTCTCAGGTAAAGATGGGATATTCGCCGGATTATTTCTCAACTTGCCCTGATAAAATTTAAAAATTACATACAAACCCTAGGAGATCGAAAATGAATAAATCCCTTTCTGTCCTAGTTGGACTGACTGCACTTCTATTGGCTGGATGCAAATCTGAAATCACGATGCCAGTCACATACTCTGAAGTTTTTGGAGATCCGGTTATTAAGACAGCCCAATTGGACATTGAAGTTCCCGCGTGCAATGAATATAAAAGTGAACTGGAGAGCTCTTCCGTCTTAGAAGCAAAGCAAAAGATCCATTACGTATTCCCTTCAGCAACATATTTGGGTTGTAAGAGAGGCAAGGATTACTCAACATTTGCTCAGTTTCAGATTCCTTTTAAGGTAGGTGGAATAGGTTTAAAAGACTGTGCGGACAACGAGATATGTGTCGGGTCGTCTCAGAACAACCAGAATATGAACGCCTTCATTGGAAAGGATTTAAAAGCTAAACTTGATGAGTTGACAAGATCTGCAACCATTTATGGTCCGAAAGATGTAAGAGTCAGAATAGATTTTAAAAACGACACAAATAAAGATCTGCCGATCAACTTTACTAGCATCTTCTTGGGCGATGGTAAAAAAGCCCTTCCTTTGCACAATTTAAAAGACTTAAGTTTTAAACAACGCACTCAGGCCTACATGACTCTCAGTAATGTTGCGGCTTCTGCATTGCTATGGCGCGGGGTAGTAACCGTTACAGAATTCCCCGATAGAGAACTAAAGGAAGTGCAAGCACCGGCTAAGAATTAACATTTATTGCAAAGGGTATCTCGGTGTGGTATCGTCAATAAGACAATTTCAAGCCTGTGATACTCAGGCGCCGATAGGCTTAATCTGAACGGGTTCCTTGCGGAGGAACCGGTGTGTCCGAAGAGAACGAGACACTGAGGGTTAAGTCAGGCGAATACGAGAGCTCCGATTCCGGGGCTTTTTTGTTATCTGTTGCCTCTCAGAGGTCAACAACGGAACTTTTATGATCGAACCTAATAAGTACGACATCCAGACTGCATCCATCCTTATCGATACCGCCAAAGCCGAACTGGATAGAAAAATTATCGCCGAGCTTCCGGAGCAAACCAAGCGGCTAGCCTTCTACCAAGGCTTCTGCGTCGTGGTTCTCGGTGTCCTGTTTTATCTATTCGACAACCATTTCTTCCAAGGCTGGAGGTTGTGGCTGGCAGTTGTTTCCGCTGCTTTAGGGTTTGCGTCCTTGCTGATGTCGATTATCTTTTCAAGCGGCGCTGCTTATCCTTCCGGAATCTGCAAGGATTACCTGAGATGGCTGAACACTCATTACCAAGATGATGTGCCAGTTCTATCCGTCCAGAAGGATTTGCTCAAACAGTATCAGCGCTCAATCGATGCACTTAATGCCATCCATAACAGACGAGGCTATGCACTCCGGACAATCAATTTCATGTTGATTCTGTCAATTATCTTGGGTTGCTTGGCTCTTTGATTTCTCTTGCGGTTTCATTGTTGTCCACAACGTTTATCGACAAACCGCCAGCCTCTCGGTGGGCTTAAGCACCGAGCCATTTACAACATCCAGCAAGCCTAGATTCCCAACGGGAAGATGCTCACTCCGCTGGATTTCTAATTCTCCTGACGAGAATGGCGGAGAAAACCGCCTTAACAAACTATCTCCTTGGGGTTGGTTGGGGTTGCGCTCGGCTGAAAGATGTCGGGCGCACCTTTTTTAAGCTATGAAAGAATCTGAACTCAAAATTCTCTACAGGCCGGTCAATGACCTGATTCCGTATGCAAACAATGCCCGGACGCATTCTGAGGAACAGGTGAATCAAATCGCCAGTTCGATCAAGGAATTTGGGTTCAACAATCCAATCCTGGTTGATGAACAGGGCGGAGTTATTGCCGGACATGGACGCTTGAAGGCGGCTAAGAAACTCGGGCTGAAGGTAATACCGACAATTGAATTAACCGGATTGTCTGAAGCTCAGAAGAAGGCTTTCATCCTTGCAGATAACCGAATTGCTCTTAATTCCGGTTGGGATATTGATCTCCTGAGAATTGAGCTGCAGGAATTGCAGGATACAGATTTGTCGCCACTCACCGGTTTCTCAGACGAGGAGCTGAATGCTTTGTTGTGTGGAACTACCGAACCCGCTGAGGAAGAACCGGAAAAAGATGAACCCGAGGCAGACAGCTTTAATCTGACGCTCTCAATTCCGATCGAATACAAAGAGCAGGTTCAGGATTTCGTTAAGAGTTTCGGACCCGAGGATCTAATTCAGAAGATCATCGATATGACCGGTTAACCAAAGGCAGGTTGAAGGCATGGAAGAAAAAGTTCAAAAGAAGCGGACTCGTCCACGCATTCAGATTGACTTAGAGAAGGTTGAACAACTGGCTCAGGTTTGTGACAACGAGGAGGAGATCGCTCTCGCGCTCGGGATCAGTTATCGAACCCTACAGAATCGAAAAAAAGATTTTGCGAATTTTGCGACCGCTATAAAAAAGGGAAAGGCTAAGGCAAACGCCTTTGTGGGCGGAAAACTAATGTCCCTCATTAGGGAGGGCAATCCGGCAGCGACCATTTTTTACATGAAGAGTCGCTGTGGGTGGAAAGAGACTGACAGGAAGGAGATCACTGGAAAAGACGGTGAACCGGTCAAGGTCGATAAAGTTAACCAGCTGGATCTAAGCAAGCTCACCTTGGAACAGTTAGACGCGCTGGAGGGTATTGTGAATGCGGCTTCCAACGATACAGGAGATCAGACTAGCTAAGGCCCGGAAGGGCTTGTCTTACTTCACATTGCACACAAAACCTGACTACCTGCTCGGCTGGGTACACAAAGAAATTTGTGATGAGCTGGACAGGTTTCTGCAGGACGTGGCAGATAAAAAGTCTCCTCGGCTAATTATCACGATGCCTCCGAGATCCGGGAAGAGTGAGCTTGTTTCTAGGCGCTTTCCGGCTTTTGCTCTTGGGAGAAATCCAGAACTTCAAATCATCGCAACATCGTATTCTTCAGACCTATCACAGCGCTTCAACAGAGATGTTCAACGCGTAATAGATGATGAGAAATACTTTGAGCTGTTCCCGAATACTCGGCTCAGCAAGTCGAGAGTGCGTACCGACTCCCGAGGATCGTATATAAGAACCTCTGACCTCTTCGAGATTGTTGGTCATGCCGGCGCCTATCGTTCTTGCGGTGTGGGTGGCGGTATAACGGGTCAGGGTGCCGATATTTTGATTATCGACGACCCGATTAAAGACCGAGCTCAAGCAGGTTCTAAGACTATCCGAGACTCCATTTGGGACTGGTACACATCTACCGCCTACACCCGACTGTCTCCCGGAGGTGGAGTCATCGTAATGGCCACCCGTTGGCACACAGACGATCTGATTGGTCGACTGATCCAGAGGATGGGAGAGGGCGATACATTCCGGATCGTAAATTATCCGGCTATCGCCGAGCATGACGAATTACACCGCAAAGCTGGGGAAGCTCTGCATCCTGAGCGTTATCCGCTCTCAACTCTGCTGCAGATCCAGAAAACGATAGGCAGTCGAGATTGGGAGGCTCTGTATCAGCAGCATCCAGTGCCCGATGGCGGAGCTTTGTTCAAACTTGAATGGTTTAGACGATGGACAGCATCAAGCCTGCCTCCCGAGTTTGACCATACGCTCATGTCGTGGGATATGACGTTCAAGGATTCCAAAAACTCCGACTATGTGGTCGGTCAGGTTTGGGGCAAAAAAGGTCCGAATTTTTACCTGCTTGATCAAGTACGAGGCCAATGGGATTTTGTGAAGACAAAAGAGATGGTCCGCGTTCTTGCACAAAAGTGGCCGCGTGTTGTCCGGAAACTGGTTGAAGACAAAGCTAACGGCTCGGCGGTTATTTCAGAGCTGAAATCTACGGTTTCTGGGTTTGTTCCGATAACGCCCACCGAATCAAAGGAGGCAAGGGCATCGTCCGTCACTCCTTACTTCGAGGCAGGGAATGTTTTTATTCCGGAAGACACTGAAGCGCCTTGGGTGCCGCATTACGTCAGTGAGTTGCTTGAGTTTCCTGCGGGTTCTCACGATGACCAGTGTTTCGTTGCAGGAACTAAGGTGGCCACTCTTTTTGGAGACAAGCCAATAGAAAAGATTAAGGCGGGTGAAATGGTTCTAACCCCATTTGGTCTTAAACGTGTTTTGTTCTCCGGAAAGACAGGTAGCCGAAGAGTGGTATCAAAGTTTGGAGTAACGGCTACTCCGGATCATCCATTTATTACGCGTGATGCGGAGATAAAAGCGTTCCAGACGGTTAAGGAGGAAGAATGCATCAAGCTCAAATACCGCAACTTGATAAATCCAATCCTGCAGAGACGGTTACGTTCAACGGCGTTACCTATCGTCTCATGGGAACGAGGAAGTATTACCTCAGCCAGTCCACAACAAATGAAGGCAGGAAAGCGCCGAAAGGACTCCATGTGGCTATTTGGGAGTTCTTCTCTGGGAAAACCGTGCCTCAAGGGTTCCATATCCATCACAAGGACGGCAACACTTTCAATAACGAATTTAGCAATCTTGAGTGTTTATCACGGAGCGAACACTGCAAGAAAACTAATTACAAAACTGAAAGGGTCAAAAAGCACCTGGATAAGGTTCGGCCGCTTGCTAGTGCGTGGCATAGAAGTGAAGAAGGAAGAAGTTGGCATCGTCAACATGCCAAAGAAAGGCTTCCGACCTTTTATCGTTGCGCCTGTTCGTTTTGTGGTTCCATTTTTGAGGCAAAAAGTCCAAACGGAAGGTTCTGCTCAAGAAAGTGTGAAACCCAATACAGATGGAATTACGAGTGTTATTTGGTCACAAAAAAATGCGAAATCTGCGGTCAAGAGTTCACTTCTATCGAGGGTGGAGGCAGAAAACCCAGAACAACATGCTCCAGAGCTTGTAGCCGAAAGCTGGGGTGGAATAGAACCCGTTTACAACCTATGCGTGAGTGACGTTCACATGTATTTTGCAAACGGAGTCTTGGTTCACAACTGTGACGCTACAACTCAGGCCTTGAATTACTTCCGGAGTGGAAAAGGCGTCATTTTGACCCGAGAGCAGATGCAGCAGGCACGTTTTAGATTTTGAAAATCATGAATCAACTAGACGAAAACAAACGCCGAAAGATCAATCAAAAGATCATCGATGCGGCAAGCTCTCGCTTCGTGCCTCCTAGAAGATCGTTCTCAACCGAAGAGGCCAAAACGCTCTTTTATCCTCCGATTACCTTGAACACAAAAGAGCCGGAGAAAGAAGAGTCTCGTTTTACAAATGATGCCGCGATTGGCTCGAGTTTCAATGCGTACTATGCCTCACTGACACAGCACGCTTTGGATTTAGGCCAGTTCCCGATGACTTCATTCGTCGGCTACGGCGTCCTGCAGAATATCGCCCAGAACGGCATGATCCGCACCTGCATTCAGACCGTTGCAGATGATATGTGCCGGGAATGGATTCAGGTCGAGGGCGGAGAAGACGAATCGGCAGACAACGTAAAGAAGCTACAAGATCTTCAGGAGAACAAATATCGACTGAGGAAGCTCTTTAATGAAGCTCTGAGCATTGTTGGTTTCATGGGAGGATGTTTCATTTTCGTTGACACAGGAGTTGAAGGAGAAGCGCTAAAGCTTCCTCTCAATTATTCCGACAAGTCAGCCGAGCTAGTGGGCGAGGATAAGGCGATCAAATTTATCGTTATTGATCCGGTCAATGTCTCGCCGGGATTTTACAACGCCAGCCAGCCGCTCAAAGACGATTATTTGAAGCCGAGATCTTGGTTCGTTCTTGGCCAAGAGGTGCATGCATCTCGTCTTATTCGACTAGTTGACAATGAACCTCCGCTGCTTCTGAGGCCTGCCTATAACTTCCTTGGAATCCCACAGGCTCAGATCCTTTGGGATTACGTTCTCCACTGGAACAAAGCCCGGGAAACAGGGGTCAGCATTCTGGAGAAACTCAACCTCACGGTATTCAAAACAAATTTCGCTGAGGCTTTTGAGGCTGGCGGGATTGAGCAGTTAGACGCGAAGATGATGCTTCTACAGCGTTACCGTTCGAATGAGGCCATTTTTGCATGTGACTCTTCGGAGGATCTGCAGAACATCACTCTGACGATCTCAGGAGTTGAAGGCATCATCCGGCAGGCATTGGAATTCATTGCGGCTATCAACCGAACGCCGGCGGTCAAGCTCCTCGGAATCTCTCCGAGCGGTTTCAACGCTACCGGTCAGAGCGACATCCGGAATTACTACGACCATATCAAATCAAAACAAGAGCTCAATCGAGACGCAATACAAACCGTCTTGAAGGCCATTCAGCTTGTCGAATTTGGTCATGTTGATCCGTCCGTTACATTCAAGTTCAATGAGCTTGGAGAAGCTGATGCCGCTGCTACAGCAATCACAGCTAAGACAAAGGTCGACATGTTGGCTGTGTTGCAGGATCGCAATGTTCTGAGCGCTGAAGAGGTTCGTGAGTTTGTTCGTCGTGATTCGGATATGGGTCTCGATTTCATTCCTGAGGAATTGCCTGAAGGAATGGAAGGGGAGCTCATGACGGACGATCCCAGTCAGCAGAATGAGCTGATGAACAACTTCCTGAAACAACGATCGAATGAGAATGTGGCGCCGGCGCCGAAGATTGATGAAGACAAAGCTGGAGAGATTTTTTAATGAAGACTGCTCGTGCCGTTCAGCCGAATCTTGGCAGACAAGCAAAGTTCAAAAAGAAGCTCGACACTTTCTTGAAGTCCTTCAGAAATAGGATTCTCAACGAGATTCTCCTTTACCTGTCTGACGCTGGCGGGTTGACTGAGGACGCTTCCTTAACGTTCCGTCCGGACGATCCCCTTGATCGAGCAAGACTTCGGAACATCAAGGAAAAAATCAACCGCTTAGTTCTTCGTGATCCGGATCGTTTCCGTCGCAATGTTGACGAATTCATCGCCCGCAACATGGGTAACTGGATGAAAACCGCAGATCGGGAAACGCGTCAGATCGCGGAATGGTACGTGAAGAATCTCGCTACTGATGTCTCAACGGCTCAGAAAGCATCACTGCTGGCTGCAGGAGTTCCGGCTTCGGTTTTTGCCTACGAGATGAGGCAGACGCGGAAGCACTTTTTCATTACACCACAGGCAGTGAATGAGCTTCCGCGTATGGTCGCCGACACGACAAGTCTCATCAGCAACATCACAACATCCGAGCTTGCAAATATCCGTGGTGCTTTTATGGATGCGTATGAAGGTCGCGGTACCTATTCGCAGATTGTCGAAGCTCTTGGCCGTTCTTCTTCGTTTACAGCTCAACGAGCTCAGCGTGTGGCAATTGACCAAACTCTCAAATTGAATCAGCAGATTCAGCAGGCTAACTGCAAAGGTTTGGGCATTACTCGCGGGGTTTGGATTCACGTCCCCGGCAAGTACACCAGTCGAGAAAGCCACATTGAGATGAACGGCAAAGAGTTTGATCTTTCTAAGGGTCTTTACGACAAGGAAGTCGGGCGGAATGTGATGCCAGGTGAGCTTTACTGGTGCAGATGCCAGTTCAGAAGCATTCTTCCGGATTAAACAATATTCGAGGTTATTACTGTGGGAAATCTAAAACGCACGGTTGCAATTGATTCTGTGAGCGTTCGATCTGTTGATGACAATGGTTTCCTCCATGTCCAAAAATCTCCGCTGACAAGAGTTCAGGTTGCTCCGTATTACGGCCAGGAGATTGCAGGCTGGCGAGAGCTCGGACTTGATCCGGAGAAGATTTATCACGCCTATCGACCGCCCGAAGAACTCAGCTCTCCCGAAACGATTCAATCAATTAACGGTATCCCGATTCATCTTGAGCATCACGATGATCACGGAGCCCCCGAGAACAAACAAACTCGGGTCGGCACTACCGGAACGGACGGAGCTTTTGAGGCTCCGTTTTTAGTTAACTCTCTGCACATTTACGACAAGGACGCACGCAGCAGGATCGAAGACGGTTCAATGCGTGAGTTGAGTCTTGCGTACACGTTCGAGCCCGACTTCTCGCCGGGTGAGACACCTGATGGAGAGAAATACGACTATGTGCAACGCAAGATCAGAGCGAACCATCTTGCGCTTGTTGAAACTGGGCGCGCTGGGCCTGAGGTAAGAGTTCGCGATTCTAATAAGGACTTTCTCAATATGGAAAAAGATGACGCTGTTGAGCAGGCTGAAGTGACGTTAGCAAAGGCGATTATCGATTTGCATTCCGTTGATCCTAACGGAAAAATCGTTGACGGCGCTCAAGATGATGACAAAGACGCGATGATTCAAAAAATCATCGAAGGACTGAAGGCAAAAGGCCTGACGGACGAAGAAGCTGAAAAGCTTAAGACCACTCTGTCTGACCTGGCTTACTCTCAGGCTACAGGAGACGAAGATCCTAAGCCCGATGAACAAAAAGAGGCCCAGGACGACGATCCGGAACTTGATGAAAAGATGAAGGATCCGAACTTCAAGGCTGGTTTTGAAGCTGGCGTTCTCTACGGCGAAAAACGTGAAAAGGACGATCCTAAACGCATCGATTCTGATCACGAACGCGAAGGCGAAGAACGCTATCTCGAAAAAGAAGCGGAAGATGCATTGAAATCCTGTGGTCTTGATGAAGCTTCTGAAGAAGAGAAGAAGGCTTTTGCTGCCGGATTGAATTACGCCCAGAAGAAAGATGAAGGCGCACAAGATGAAGATCCGAAACCTGATGATGGCAAAGAAGAAAAGAGTTCTGCCTCTGACTCCATGAAGATTCTCCGAAACGCCATCTACTCTGAACTGGCCGCAATCGAAGAAGTCAAGCCGGTGTTAGGTGTTATCCGTGCCGGATCCTATGACTCCGCAGGTTCCATCTATGTGGCAGCACTCAAGAAACTCGGTTTGAAAAACATCCCCGCATCCGAAGCTCGTTCTGCGTATCGCGCCTACATGCAGGGTCGAAAGGCCTTAGCTGGTGCGAAAGACTCCGGCGCCAAGGTGACCGAGAAGCCGACTGCCGTCAGCGCAATTTTGAACAATGTTAAATAAATAGGAGATTTTTTGATGCTTCAAAAATCTGTAGGTCTCTATCCTGCTATCGGTATTCCGGGACAGCAGGTTGCATTCAATCAGGCCGTCTACACGCCTCAGAACTACTTGTCTGACGGTACTGTCCAGTGCGGTGGTTTTGCGTTTGCTGTAGCCGCCTCCACAAACGGAACAGCCGTGAAATTCCCAATCGCATCCTTGAAGGGCTCTGCAGGGGCCAAACCGATCGGTTTTGTTGAGCGCACGTTCACAGCGTCCATCGAGCTGGGCACAGATACTCCGGACATTTATCCGAAAGGGGCTGAGCTGACGATTGCCGTTCGAGGTGACTACTACATCGTCGCACCTGAGACAGCAACCATCGGTCAAGCTGTTCTCTGTGATCCGACCACTGGCGCCATCACATTTGGTGCTGCCGGCGCCGCAAATGACACCGGTTGGACAGTTCAGACGGCTGGTGCAAAGGGCGACACGATCATCATTTCCAATCACGGCCTCGGTTATCAGCCTGCCGCGAGTAGATCCTAATCTGAGGTAAAAAATGAACGATTTTGAATTAGCAAAGCAAAAAGGCGTGCATGGTGTGGAAGCAAAAGGATTCATGTCCTATTCCACAGACGCCAAAGGTAAGATCAACGTCGACTACGATGCAACGGTTAAGGCAATGGCTCGAGATGCCGCATTGCAGACTCCCGTGTCTGTCGGCGTCCCTTCCGTCTTCACGACATTCATTGACCCGCAGGTCGTCCCCATCCTGTTTGCCGCCCAGAACGCTACAAAGATTTTCGGCGAAGAAAGAAAGGGTGACTGGACAGATAACTTCTTCACCTTCCCGGTCGAAGAGTATGCCGGCAATGTGACTCCTTACTCTGACTTCGCAGAGAACGTCTCCACAGACGTGAACGTTGATTACCCGACTCGCGAAAACTTCTTGTTCCAGACCGTCATCAAGTATGGCGATCGTGAAGTCGGCCTTGCGGCCAAGGCCAAGTTGAATGTTGTTTCTTCTAAACAACAGGCTTCTGCTTACGTGATGGCGATGGCTCACAACAAGTTTGCGCTTTATGGCGTCGAAGGTAAGAAGGTCTACGGTCTGTTAAATGACCCGAACCTGAACGCTTCGATTTCTCCGATCTCCATCACCACGGGATCTACCGCTAACTCTACGTGGACAGCAAAGTGCGCTGCACAGCCTGAGAAGACTGCCAACATTGTCTATAACGACATTAACAAGCTTTGGGCTGAAATTAGCAAGAATAACGGCGGTTTGGTTGATCAGAACTCCCGCATCATTCTCGCTGTCAGCAACACCAGAGCTCCTTACCTGACCGAGCCGAACTCCTTCGGTCTTACGGCCATGACTATGCTCAAGCAGTCATTCCCCAACATCGAGGTTGTTCAGCTTCCTGAGCTGACTACAACGGCTGGTGAAATGCTGTACATGACTGTTCCAGACCTGTTTGGCATTGAGACTGGTATCTGCGCATTCTCTGAGAAGTATTTCTTGGGTCGTGTGGTTCCGGAAATGTCAAGCTACAAGCAAAAGGTCGTTGGCGGAACTTGGGGCGCTGTTATTCGCCGTCCCAGCCTCGTTGCCACGATGCTCGGCATCTAACCTGAACTAACCAGCTACGGAGGCCCGATCTCTCGGGCCTCTTTCTTAGGAGATTGAAATAATGGCTCGTACAAACACAACTCAGAAAGCAACATCCGGAAAGGTTGTCGCAGACAATTTCAGCAATACCCAGAAGAAGAGCACTGCTAAAACTCAGTCCACGGTGATCATTGCTTGCACTCTGGCACACGGCCTCAAATTTGATGATGTGCCGAATGGCAATGGCGGAACAAAAACGATCGTTTTTCCGGGCGTAAATGATTCGCTTAGAGGAAAACGTGACGGGATCCTGCTGGGCAAGGGAAACTCTGTCGCATTCCAGATCGATAAAGAGGACTGGGAAAACATCAAGCGCATGCATGGTCAGGAGGCTGTATTCACAGGCGTGAATGGCGGTATTCCGTGCCTGCTTGAGATGAAATCAGTTCAAGAATTCAGAGGCCGAGAGGACGAATTAAAAGAAGCGTCTCACGGGCTCAATCCGATCGATCCTGAATCGGTCAACGTTGAAGAAGTTAAGAACGAAGAAGGTTAACAAAATGGCTGTCGTCGTCTTTGATCCTGAAAAATTTCGAATCCTTCATCCTGCGTTTTCTGATGAAGTCAAATTCCCAGACGATACTCTGCAGTTCTACTTTGATTTGGCGGTGGAGTTCGTAGGAAATACGGACGCCGACAGCTTTGCTCCTTACGATCCGGATAACAAGATCTATACGAGGGAGCGACTCCTTGATCTTGTAACCTGCCACCTGCTGACACTTAGCCAGCAACCGAATGGTCAAGTTGGCAGGATTGCTAGTGCTACGCAGGGAAGTGTGAGTACTAGCTTTGACCTTCTGAAAACGAATACTTTTGTCGGAGATTGGTGGGCTCAAACCCAATGCGGCGCCATGTACTGGACGCTGACTGCCAAATACCGAATCGGCGGCAGAGTTTATCCCGGAAATAATTATCACCCGTGGGGATGACGATGGGCATCAACATCACATCTAACAATGCGTTCAAAAAGCTGGCAGACAAACTTAAAGCTGAAAAAAATAAGAAGCTTGAAGTTGGAGTCATGATCCCTGATGTGGCGACCTATGCTATGTACTTAGAGTACGGTTGGGTGCAAAGGGTATCAGGGAAGCAAAATGCGTATTTATCGGGGATATTAGACCTGCCAATCCATGATAAGGATGGAAATTACATCCAAAATTTTGGGACGTTGCATCTTCCGGCGCGCCCATTCATGAGAGATACCTACGCTAAAAGGCGATCAGATTGGACTGCAAAATTCAAATCAAGGTTTCTCAAGACCTTCGATATTCAGCATTCCCTTGGAATTATGGGCCAAATGGCGACGGACGATATTAAGGAAACTATTCGAAATGCAGGTATCCCAGCAGGTTCCTTCGAAAAACGGTCCAAACTCACGATGGCTTTACTGGAAGCTCGCGGAGAAATGGACAAGGCCAAAAAATCTAAAGGAAAAGGCCTTCTCCCTAACAACGTGATGACCACAAAGCCTCTGACGCTGAGTGGCGTCCTCCAGAGCTCCATAACTTGGAAGGTTTCCTAATGTCTCTCAACCTACACGCAATTGTCCGCCAGGCAATTAACGCCAACTATGCTGACGAAAAATTCAAGCTGTATCGATCGGTCGGCCAAAAGAATGTAGGAGGAATCGTCCAAGCGTATTACGCACCGCCTGAAGAGATTCAGGGGAATTTTCAAAGCGAAGGCGATAGCGCTCTTGACCATGCCAACTTAGCCGGACAGAACACCATCATCCGGCGCCTGTACCTCTACGCATCGAGCGACCAGAAGCAGCGGCCTTGGGCAATCTATAGGCCATTAGCGAGGTCGGGAGATTATGTCGAAGATTCCAAAGGAGGCCAGTGGTTGATCACTGCGGTGATCGAAGATTTTTCGGACGCAGGTTGGGAGGCGGTCCGCTGCACATTCCAAACCACGCCTCAGAAGCTGAACATCGTAGAGGAAGAAGATGAAAGCACAAAATCTGACCCCGAACATCCGGACAGCGATCCAAGAATTTCTTGAGATATTTGCAGTTCCGGAGGTGGCGCCGGAAAACATTTTCTACGGCAATCAGAACAATCTGGCATTGCCTCCTGAGGGGAACGATTACGTCATCTATTCCTACATCTCCAGCGTTCGACACGGGACGAGTGCCGAGGACTGGGAGCAGGACCAAAACGATGACAACGTTTATCTCTCAACGACTACAGAGGTTTTGGTTCAGGTCGATTGCTACGCATCGACTTTAAACGGCTCGGACGGCATGAATGCGATGCTGAGAGCTCAGGCATTGGAAACTGTATGCAGGTCTCAAGTCGGCGTGCAGTTTTTCGTTGATAGAGGAATCAGCCTGCTTCATGCAGACGATCCGAGAGACACAACCATCGTCGGAGACTCCGATAACTATGTCCGAAGATCAACGCTGATGATTCACCTCAGCATGCAGAGCCAGATAAAGGTTTCGATGGGATTCTTTAGTGCGGTTGATGTTGACCTGAAAAACGTTGATGTGAGCTACCCGCCGAAGGAAAAGGAATGAACGAGCAACTTGCTTTCAAACTTGGGCGTGCATTCAAGCTAGGAGTGATGTACGGCTTGGGTAGGACCTATGCAGATCTTGGAAAAGCAAGGGATGCAGAAAAAGATCCGGAAGATTGGATAACGTCACACGGAACCCATATTCCTGTTGGAAAGTCAGGAAAGTTAGAAGGGAAAGTAGGGAAAAAGATTGAGAGGCAAGCTAAACAATCTAATCAGGAAAAGAATAACCAACAGAAGAGACCTAAACAGCCAACGTTTCCAAAGTCAGAGAAAAACCTTTTAGAAGAGCCTCCATCTAAAGACACAACAAGTTATGTGCGAAAGGCTCAAGGTAATTTAAATAAGGCAATCACAAACTATTACGACAATGAATTGCGTGGAGGAACAGTTCCAACAGTAGTTGAGCTAAATGGAAAAGAAACTCCTGCTGTTGTGACCTTTTCTAGCGAGGCAAGAAGCGAATTTAAAAAGTTTCAGCCAAACTTAAAAGACATACTAAACGCCCTTCCTTACGTGCCAGAAGTAATAGAAAGCGGAGACTATCCCGGAAGAAGGGAAGAGCCAAACCACGGTAAGCAAGTGGCGTTCCATACCAAGATGAAAACCTTCAACATAAACGGGAAAGAGAAAACAATCTTTGTCGATATTGGAGAAACGAAATATGGAACGTTACATCCCTACAGTGTGAACACTAATGGGGTAGAGAGTTTTGAAAGTAAAAAGAGAAGATTTGAGACTGCAATGAAGAGGAAAAAAGAAAAGGCCGGAGACGCTGCGCTATTACCATCCTCTAAGGATTCCGTGATGATTTTACACGGGTCACAGTCTTTGCTTCGACCTATGAAACGGAGACTACCTCAAGAAGGTGGGATAGTCAAGATGTCAGTCCTAAGAATAAGAATTCTATGAAAAAAATAGCCCCGATCAGTTGGTAGCTGAGCGGGGTTTGAGTTAACTGATTGCAAGGGAATCAGTCAATATGAACATTTTACACGACCTAGCGGAGGCCCTACCCATGGTCACTGCCGTTCCTTTGTATGCAGCTCTTCCTGTTTACCTAATCGGTTACGGGTTCGCAGTTTGGGTGATTGCGAAAGCGATTAAGGCTGTAAAGGATATTTTCAAATAGATGAGTTTCTGGTGTGGCTCATAGCCGCTCCATAAAAATTATCGTCGGCGCCATCTGGCGCTTTTTTATTTTGAGGAAAAATATGTCAATCAATGCATCGCGACTCGTTTCTATCACTCCGAGAGTGATAAGCGCTGGGAGCGCCGATCTTGAAACAAACGGTCTGCTGCTGACCCAGAATGCTCTGATTCCTGCAGATTCTCCGGCACTGGAATTTGTGACCGCCGCCGCTGTCGGGAATTATTTTGGTGCCGAGTCCCCTGAGGCTGACTTTGCTAATCAGTACTTCTCCGGAGTGAACAATCAGCAAAAGGCAATTAACCGTCTTTTTGTGGCCCGAAGAATCAATGCGGATTCCGCCGCTTGGATTAAGTCAGCTCCGATCACTGCTCAACTTTCCGAACTGACAGCAATCAAGACAGGATCCTTGACAATTTCGGTCAATGGCACAGAAAAAGAAGTCGTGAACCTCGACTTCTCCACGGCTAAGTCTTTCAGTGACGTTGCCACTGAGCTGGCTTCTGCAGTAGGCGCGGTTTCCGGCGCCTTTAACTCTGTTCAAAATGCCATCATACTGACCACCACAGAGACAGGCGATACCGCTTCAATCTCCTTCGCGACAAAGGCGACCACTGGAACGGATGTATCTGCATTGCTCGGACTGACGGCGGATTCCGGAGCCGTTCTCTCTCAAGGTTCCGATGCTCTGACACCTGCTCAAAACATGAATCTTGTGACTTCCGTTTCTCGTAACTGGGTCGGATTCACAACTCTTTATGCAACAGAGGTGGCTGAGGCTTCTGCTTTAGCGGCTTGGGCTGACATTGATGATGACTACGTGTACTTTGATTGGTCCACAGACACAAAGATGCTGGATCAATCTACCCAGTCCACAACGAAAGCCGCCCAGTTAGCTGAAAGCAATTACAACTGTTTGGCGATAGTTTACGGTACCGCTCAGGATGCCGCGGCCTTCCTTGCAGTCGGCGCTTCTATTGATTGGTCCGCTATCCAAGGCATTAAGACGTGGTTCGCAAAATCGGCTTCCGGAATTAAGGCTTCTGTTCTAAGTGACGAAGTGGCTGAAGCATTGGATGATCTCAAGGTCAATTACGTGGGCGCATTCGCAACACGTAACGCTGAGTTTGATTTCATCAACCGAGGTTGTCTGCTCTCCGGAATTTATCAATGGATTGACGCTCTGTACGGCATGATTTGGTTCAAGGCACGCATCCAGCGCCAGATCATGGACGGGTTCGCGGCCATCAATCGCGCTCCTTACAACGCAATCGGCTTTGCTTATGTCGAGGCATGGTTACTTGATCCCATCAACGATGCCAAGCGTAATGGCGTGATTGATACAGGGCTGTCATTGTCTAACTCCCAGATTCAGCAATTGTTGACGGAAACTAATAATCCGACGATTAAGCAAGACCTCTACTCTAAAGGCTATTGGTACTTGATCGAGAGTCCGGCTGCGAATGTAAGAACTCAGAGAGATAGCCCGAGACTCGGACTCTGGTTTACGTATGCTGGGTCAATTCAGAGAATTACTATGCCGTTAACGTGCGTAATGTAGTATTTCCTATTGTTGCTGTAATATGCTCTTGTATAGGCAAACTAGCGAGAGCATATGAAAGCAGGAATCATTGGTAAGAAATTCGGGCGTTTGACTGTTTTAGAAAGCCTGCCGTCTAAAGGTGGAAAGAGATATTGGAAGTGTTTGTGCGATTGTGGAAGTGAAACTATCGCCTATACAAATCAGTTGACGGGTGGTAAGAAAAAATCTTGTGGATGTCTTTTAAAAGAGGCGTCCAGAGAAAACATTCGTGGTGCAAGGAAACCGATAGAAGATCTAACCGGAAATAGATACGGAAGATTGGTCACGATCAGACGGTTTGTTCCGGAAGGATCAAGCGGAGCTTGGTACGAATGTATTTGTGATTGTGGGAATAAAGTAAACGTTCGCGCATACAGCTTAAAAAACGGTCAAACAAAATCTTGTGGTTGTTTAGCTACCGAAGTAAGAATAATCACAGGTCAAAAAAGTAAAGGGCGAGTTAGCACTCGTTTTGAAGACCTAACTGGAAAAAGATTTACACGTTTGGTAGTCCTTGGAAGAGCTGAGAACGGGAAAGGTGGTACCACACGTTGGAATTGTCTGTGCGATTGCGGGAATACCACAGTCAGCAGTACGCCCCATTTAAAAAGCGGTCATACAAAGTCCTGTGGTTGTTTAGGCCGTGAAAACGCGACAAAGGCGAAGATCACACATAACTCAACGGGTGATCGACTTTTGAGAATTTTCAGGGCTATGCACAATCGTTGTTACAACCAAAACATGTCCAAATACAAGTGGTATGGAGGAAAGGGCGTGACCGTTTGTGATGAATGGAAAGACTTTTTGAGCTTTAAGGACTGGGCTATGAGTCACGGATACCAGGAAGACCTAACGATAGACCGAATAGATTCCAATGGTAACTATGAGCCTGAAAATTGCAGGTGGATTACTCAGTCTGAAAATTCAAAAAGAGTAGTCCGGAAAAAGAAACCAAATTGAAATTGTGAGGCCCGCCATCAAACGGCGGGTTTTCTTTTTAAGGAAAATAAAAAATGAAACCGAAATTAGATATCACATCCGCCAATGCGTCAGCAGTGATGACGATTGAAGAGCTGTATCCGAACGGTCTGAAGCTGGAAAGGTTCTCGACAGATGCCGCTATCGCCGCCGATTCTCAACAGGTTGCCGAGACTCGTATGGGCGTAGACGGCTTCATGGCTGCGGGCGTTACTCCGAACATCTATCCTGTAACGATCACGCTTGAAGCAAACTCTCCGACTGCGACTGCATTCACTACGCTCTACGAAGCAATGAGCGCCAACAAACAGATCTATGTTTGCAATCTGACAGTCAAGATTCCGTCTATCGGCAAGACCTACCAGTTCTCAAATGGTGTGCTGCAGACGGCAAATCCGATGCCGGCACTGAATAAAGTTCTGGCGCCGACAACTTGGGTATTCCACTTCGAATCCATGGAGCGTATCTAACAAATGAAGGAACCAAAAGTTATCAAATTGGAAGACGGCGGTAATCAGCTGACCTTCAAGATTTATCCGTTTCCTGCAACTAAAGCTGAAGATCTGATGATCCGAATTGCTTTGATGACTGGAAAAAACCTCGATATTGAGAGCGAAATGGGATACAGAGACGTGATCAAAGCGCTTGTAAGTGTTCCTCATGTAGAAGCCAAGGCCCTTTTAGATGAACTGCTTTCCGAGGTCTACAAGGTGGATGGTAAGAGCGAGATCAAATTCTCCTTCGATGACGCAGACGGTTATATCTCCAGTCCGTTGACTATCCTCAAACTCAGAATTGAAAGCTTCAAGGCGAACTTCGGTTTTTTTCCCGACTTGATACGCCAGTTCTCCCCCGCCGTGCAGAATTCTTAGCCGATTGTGCCAAGGTTAGAGGCGTAGCAGTCACAACTCAGCTATCGCCTCTGATCTCCCGTTTAATCAACGGCGGCATGGCGTCCCTGGTCGAGCTTCAGACACAACTAACGCTGGAAGATGCCTACGCATTAGACGAGGCACTTTTGATTAAGAACTACAACTCGTGGGTGGCGCAAAAGAGCGCTTAAGAACATGGCTCAAAAGACCGACTCTTTAGTAATTGATGTATCCGTCAACTCGAATGACGTAGTTAAATTCTTCGAGCTTATGTCTGAGAAGCTGAATCAGTTACTCGGATTCGCTCAGGAGGCAGGCGCAAAGCTTGATGCTCTGGGAGAAGGCTCTGACGGTATCAAAGATGTTTCTTCTTCGATAAATGAGGTTGGACAAAACGCCAAGAAAACCTCTAAAGAAGTAGGAAAGGTTGGAGAGAGCGGCGAAACAGCCGGGAAGAAGGTTGTTAAATCCTCCAAGGATGCATCAAAATCGCTTTCTCAGCTGGATTCGATGGCGAAACAAGTCTTTTCCGCCATTAAGAGTTACGCTGCTCCGCTGGCCGCTATGTTTGGTGCCAAATTCATGTTTGGCAATTACATAGATGAAGGCGCAAAGCTTGACGACATCTCTAAAAAGGTCCGGATGAATGTGTCCGAGATTGATGCATGGCGAAAAGCGAACGTAGCAGCAGGCGGAAGCGCCGAGGCATTCACTCAGGCCATGCAAGCGTTTACTGAGCGCACCGGAGCAAGCGGAGAAGTTTTCCTTCGTATGGGAAAACAACTCAACGGCATGACAGGAGCTCAAGCGAACTACGCTCTGAAATACCTCGGACTGACCCGTGAAAGTGCCGCTGTTTTTCTGCAAAACAACAAGCAGATGGGGGAGCTGGTTGAGACATACCGGAAACTCGCTTTAACGCCCAAAGATGCAGAGAATGCCAGGCGCTTCAAAATTTCGTGGCAAGTAACTGGGATGGCGATTCAAAGTATCGGAAACGGAATTGCCAAATTTTTCCTTCCGTACATTGAGAAGGCCGTCACGACATTTGGCGAGGCATCCGCTTTTATTGGCGAGCACAGTCAATTTATTCAATTAGCTCTCAAAGGCATTTCGATAGCCGCGGTCTTGGCATTCGGACCAAAATCAGCCTTGATGATGTCCGGAAAACTATTGGGCGCACTGACAAGCCCCATCGGTCTTCTTATAGCCGGAGTTCTCCTGCTTGCCGGAGCTATCGATGACTTGATTGTCTTCACTAAGGGCGGACCGAGTGTATTTGAGGATTTCCTGAAATCTGTAGGTTATACAGACGATCAAATCAAAGGAATCCGCAAGTCTTTTAAAGACGCTTGGCAGGCGATATCTGATCTTTTAGACAAACTTACGCCGCTCAAAGACATGTTCCTGAAGGCCTTTGGGGACGCTGTAGTGGCGGCTATTACGGCAGTTGTTGGGTTTATCGGAGATTTAGCGAAGAACATTGCGAGTCTGATAAATACCGCTCCAAAGATGAAGGATAACTTCATCAAAGCGTGGGAGGACATTGAATCCGGCTGTAAAAGAATTTTCAAGTGGCTGGAAGACAAAATGAAGTTTTTCACTGATTGGAAATTACCTGACTGGGCTTCTAAATCTATTGACACCGTGGGCGGATGGTTCGGTTTTGGTGACGATAAGAAGGCACCAGTTACAGCACCTCCGGGAGCTCAGGCCGGCGCCGCAGCTTCGATTGTTCCTAGGGCTTCTTCTTCAGTTATTAACGCGCCGATGAAAACGGATGTCAGCATTACGATTCAAGGTAACGCCGATCCTAAAGCCGTACAGGACGCCGCCTACCGTGCGGTAATGGAAGGTCAGGGAGATTATGAGGATATGCTGCAGAATGCGGCCAGTGGATATCGTCAAGGTGGTGGTTAAATGGCTAGTCTAAACTCTGTAATGTCCATGGGCTGGGCGGTAGTTGGCAACAATCTTCTGCCATTCGTTCCGTACACTTCTATTGGCGCAGTTGATGCAGATAAATCTTCAAGGGTTCCTACAGAGCCCATTGAAAACGGCCAGCTGGCAGCATTCAACATTGTGCGGGAACCTGAGCGGGTTAATGTAGAGTTTTTATTTAACGGTAATTACGCCATTCAGGTTTTGGCCCTTGCCATGCTTGATAGGCGATTAAACAGTACCGACACCTGCACGATATTTAGCCCTGCCAAAATTTGGCGAAATATGGCGCTCGATCACTATGATTTTTCCCGAACTCAAACGACGGGCGCCTCAATGCTCAACGTTCACGCTTCGTTTGTTGAAATTGTCTCTGTAAACCTAAGCCAGCAAAAAACCTCGTACTCGCCCAAGCGTGCAACTTCTGCCAATAAGGTGAATACCGGGCAAGCCCAAGTGAAACCAGGGGTCTTAAAGAGTATTGCCAACTTATTTAGCAAATGAACCAAATCGTTATAAGTGCTCTTCCGTTCCAAGAGTTCTCATGTGTTCTTGACGGTCAAAACTGCGTTATCCGGTTACGACAAGTTGCCGAATACCTCTTTTGTGACCTGATGGTTGAGGGTGTCCAGATATTCGCTGGGCGCCGATGCTGTGTAGGCACCGACATCAATTGTTATCCGACGCCTCTATTTTCGGGGCGTTTGTTTTTTGTCGATACCTTAGGGAACTCGGACCCTCAATACGAGGGGCTCAATTCTCGATGGATATTGATTTACGAGGAGGCAGGAAATGCCGTCACTACTGCCGGAAATTGATAAAAACACAACCTACACGCAAAAAGAGGTCGCTGTAACCATTACCCTTGACGGTCAAGAGGCGGTTACGTTTCAAGGATTTGCGGTTAAGTGTACGGTCGAAAAGTCCGGATGTCCTGCATTTCCCAAAGCTCAGATAGAACTTAAAGGGTTGTCCTTAACCACGATGGAGCGGCTGACCCATTTAGGTTTTAAGTCATTTTCATTGAAACGAAACAAAATCAATGTTTCTGCAGGAGAGAAGGGCAAGACACTCTCCGTTATTTTTAAGGGCGAAATCATCAACGCCTGGGCCGATTTCAATGCCGCTCCTTCTCCGACTTTTAAGATCGAAGCAAATTGCGGGCTTTTCCCTGCGCTGATACCTCAGCCGCCAATTTCTGTTAACGGGAACCAAACGGTTGCAGGCTTAATTGACCAGATCTCAAAGGAGATCGGTTACACACTTGAGAATAACGACATCACAGCTTCAATCAAGGACTGCATCATTGAAGGTGATCCGGTTACGAAAATGAGACGAATTGCCGGAGCAGTGGGGGCTAATCTAATTTTTGACGATGACAAGGTGGTGCTCGTTGAAAAATATGGAATCCGGAAGACTCAGGGATCTATTCCCTTGATTAACGCGATGAATGGGATGATCGGGTATCCGACATTCTCCAACAACGGTATCAACGTTACGACGTTTTTTAGGCCGGATCTGCGGATCGGAGCAAATTTCAAATTAGAGACGATAGTCCCAAGAGCATCCGGAACTTGGAAGATCACGGGGCTTCGACATGAGCTCAGTGCAAACGATCCCGGTGCTCAGGCGTGGAAAACGAGCATTACAGCAATTTATCCTAGGTGGTGAGACCGATGAGTAATCAAGAGTTCAGTGCAAACTATGATGATTTTGCAGGCTCTAATCCCATAAATGCCCTAGAGTTTTTTGTAAAGTCGATCCTTTCTAAGACGGTCTATACGGCATTTCCAGTCACGGTAACGGCAGTCGAGAGAAAAGGCACAGAAGCCGGCGCCGGTTACGTTACGGCCAAGCCCTTGCTAAAGCCTATGAATGTACAGGCTCAAGGGATTGAAGTGACGACGATTCCTAAATTGCCGTACTTTCGACTGCAGCATGGTACTGCCGCTATCGTCTGTGATCCAAAAGTTGGCGATGTTGGCTTAGCTGTTGTTGCCAAACACGATATTTCAAATGTGAACGGAGACAACACGTCCAAGGTTCCGGCGACATTCAGAGAGTTTGATCCTTCTGATTCTTTCTACATTGGTGGATTCTGGGGCAAGGCTCCGGAAGTCTTTATTCATTTGGAAGATGAGGGAACTATCAAGATTAAAGCTCCGACAAAGATCTCGATGGAGGCTCCGGAGTGTGAGGTCAATGCGAGCACCAGTTTCACAGTCAATTCTTCTCAGATCAATTTGAACGGACCGATTTCCGGCGGTGGTTCTGGCGGTGCTGATGCAACATTCACAGGTGATGTAAATGCGAAGGGCATCAGCCTCACCAGCCACACGCACACAGGCGTCCAAAGCGGAAATTCAAGCACCGGCGCCCCGCAGTAAACGAGGAAGTTAGATCATGCCGCATACAGCAAAAACAGCTCTTCTGAGTCCTCAGTCATGGGATCTTCAGCTGACAAAGGAAGGAAACATTCTCCTAACGTCCGGAGCTTTGGCTATAGCTCAGAACTTGGCTAACGAGATTCGGTTGTGGACCAACGACGCTTATTTCCAGCAGGCCAACGGCATTGCATGGAAGGAAGCCCAACTCGCCAAAAAGCTGGATTCCTCCGTCCTTGCTCAATTGATCCATGAGGCTGGGAATAGGGTTGATGGTGTGAAGTCCGTTGATTCTGTTGACATTACCGAGTTCAATGAGGAAACGAGGACACTCCACGGGGAAATCACGATCACAACCGAACAGGACGAAACAGTTTCTTTTGTGTTCTAAAAAATTATGGCTCAAATTATTTTTAATCCACTGGTCGGCGTAGAACTGCCGAGTACGCAAGAGATTCGCTCTGACCTAGGCTCCCGGATCCAGCAGGCGTTTCAAACATCGCCGACTGATCCGCTTTTGAACATCGAGCCCAGTTCGCCAATGGGACAGGTTCTTGATCTAATCGTGGCAGAAATCGAGGCTAAAAACTCTGAGATTCTTTTCCTGTCGAACATGGTCAACCCGGATCTCGCAACAGGAAAGTTTTTGGATGCTCTGGCGGCTCTCTACGGCTTGGATCGTAAAATCTCCGAGCCTACGGTGGTCAACTGCGTACTCACAGGATTAAAGGGAACAGTGATCCCCTATGGTGCGATCGCGCAAGATTCCCTTGGCAATCAGTACAGACATTCGGCCGCAGCAGGTGCGCGAATCGGAGACACCGGAAGCGTCACAACGACCTTTACTGCTATTGAACATGGCCCGCTAGAAGTAGCAGCGGGAGCAGTGAATAGGATCGTCACCACGATTGCAGGATGGGACACCATCACCAATCCTGCCGCTGGCGTAGTCGGTCGAGATGAAGAGACGGACGCAGAACTTAGAAACCGTATGGTAGAAAGTTATGCAGTCAATGCCACGGGGTACGTTGAAGCGATTGAGGCAAACCTAGCGGCGCTTGAAGGCGTCCTCGATGTCAGAGTTTTAGAGAATCCGACGAATGCTGCCATCACTCAATTTGGTGTAAGCATCAATCCTCATTCCATCTTGGTCGCCATCGTTGGCGGAGAGGATGAGCAGATCGCTCAAACGATCTACCAGCGTAAAGATGCAGGCTGTGGGACTACCGGAACCTATCAAGTTTCATACACGGACTCTAGGTTCTACAACGCCACCTACGTCTACAACATTGTCAGGCCGCAGAATCAAGCCTTGAAGGTAAAGATCGAATTCTTTGCCACTTCAATGAATCCAACCGAGAAAAACAACGTCATTCAGGCTGTGATCAATGACGTTCTTGGTCAAGGTTCGAATGACCGCGTTTCTTTGGCTTCGACTGTCTACGCTTCTCGGTTCTATGCCGCAATCCAATCCGCGACAGAAGTTCCGGTTGCATCCATCCAGGTAGCCCTAGGAACTGGGACTTTCGGATCCAGTGTCCAAATTCCTGCGAATGTGGAGCCCACGATTCAAGAGTCCGATGTCTCCCTGATATTCCAAACAGGAGGATAAGATGGCTGATTCTGCAACATGGCGGAACATCCTGAGTGTTGAGGATTTTCGAAAACTCTCAAATGTCCGATCGTTGATTTCTATTGCGCTCCAGTCGCAGTATTCGCACTCCGAGCGATACAGACAATTAGGATTACTTTTCAATGCCGAAATAGACGCGTCTCCTCAACTGGACGCGTTTTTTAATTTCATATTGAACCCTGATACAGCCTCCGGGGTTTGGCTGGATTGGTGGGGGAAGCGCGTAGGCGTGAATCGTAACCTCGTTGTTGACGGTCAGGACACTCGGCTGGATGATGAGTTTTTCCGGTTCCTGATTTTTTATCGAGCCGTCGTAAACGTCTCGAACTCTACGGCTGAAACCATTAATTCTTTGCTTACTCGGTTGATAGGCCTGCCGGCATTTGTCACCGACTACCAGGATATGACGATAACGATTCGCATTGTTGGAGATCCCTCTGCTGTCCAAATCGCCATTTTGCAAAACTACGGATTGTTAAACAGGCCTGCTGGGGTTTTGGCAAATGTGGAGACGGTCGTTCCAAACAATCTGGTATTCGGATTCTTCGGATCCAATTTATTGCCCTTTAATCAAGGTGTCTTCAATCCCTCAAAGGTCATTGAGATATGAGTAATTATCCAAAGTATCAATTAAGCGCGGCTATCGCCCAGGACGGAGAAATTACCATTCCTCCGTTAACTTCAGAAGAAGCTGGTTTAGGACGACTCTCTCAGCAAATAGGTTGGGGACGAGAAAATGCTATTCCCATCGAACAAGGCGGCATTCCTCCGTTTAAATCGGACTTCAATGGCGTCTTTTTCTTGCTTTCTCAATTTTTGCTGTGGTATCAACAGGGCGGGATTATGAATTATTCCGCTCTCTTGGACTACGAAGTTGGGAACGAGGTTATGCAGAATGGGACTAAGTACCGCTGCATCCAAGCCAACGGACCATCAACCACAAAGGTGGCGCCTGGAACTAACAGAGCAGTTTGGAAAAATATCGACATTACCGTTCCAGCCGGCGCCGTAGTTCCGTTTCATAACGTGACATTAGGTGGAAGTGATGGGAGACGCCCAGTTTTTTGGGGTACTACTCAAGCCGACGAAGGTTGGATCCTTTGTGATGGCCAGAGTGACGGGAAGAATGGTGTAACTCCAAACTTGATTGGAAAATTTATAAAAGGCTCTTTACCAAAAGATTCGGGCACAACTGGCGGTGCTTCAACTATTGAGATTCCAGATTTGACCGTTAACGGCACAGTTGGTGCTACTGCGCTGACTGCCGCACAGATGCCAGCACATTCTCATTCAGGTAGCACATCTCCTGCAGGTGCTCATACCCACACAAGAGGTTCAATGAACATCACCGGACAAATTTCCGCCAACTGGTTGAGCGTGATTGGTAACGGTCCTCTTGTTTACGTAGGCGATCATCCCGGATGCTCCGATGGTCGTCAAAATGGTCGAGGTGTTTTCAATATCGATGCGTCCAGAACTTGGACGGGAGAAACATCTTCTAACGGCTCTCATCAGCATGGATTGAGTATCGGTTCTACTGGTGGAAGTCAAACGCACACGCACACCTTAACAGCTAACGCAAAGATCACAGGCGTTACCAATGAGCCGCCTTTTTACACGCTCGCTTATTTCTTGCGCTTGCCGGAGTAATTGATCATGGCAGATTCGAAATTCCAATTTCATTACACGCCGACAGGAACCGGAGTTATCAGCGGCCCCGAAGTTCTTCAGCAGACGGAAGACGCCATTAACGATGTTGGCGCGTACGCAGACCAAGCCTCTGACAATTCCGAAGAAGCTCTATCGATCGCTAAGGAAGCTCGGCAAACAGCACAGACAGCAAATTCAACTTCTTCGAATGCATTAGCGGAAGCGAATGCTGCAAATGAAAAAGTTGAGACTTTGAAGCAAGTAGTCGACGATTGGGATGCAGATATACAGACTGCTATTGCTCAATCTAAGAGTGCGGTCGATGCTTCCACGGTGGCAGTTACAACGGCGAACTCGGCACAAACTTCGGCTTCAGCGGCTCAGACTGCCGCTCAAGGTTCAGCTGCTAGTGCCCAAACAGCGGCTAACAATGCGGCCCAATCTCTGCAAACTGCTCAGGCGGCGCAACAGGCAGCAGAAACGGCCCAGAGCAATGCTGAAACCGCACAAACGGTGGCAACAACCGCCCAGACTGCTGCGCAGACTGCGGAAGCGAAAGCTTTAGAGGCGGCGGCAAGTGCCTATGCTGTCAGAGTAATCAATCAAGCGCTCCAAGTTTCGGCCACTATTCAAATCTCGGATTTGAAGCCTCAAGGCAACATTAAAGCTGGTGACACCGTAGTCGGAACAGATGGAAGAATGTTCACGATTGCGTCTGTGGACACATCTGCCGGGACAGCTCTTTTATCTGCGGACTACACGGATTTAACGCCGAGTGTCTCATACGAGGCGGCTCAAGCCCTTACAGAGACGCAACAGACCACTGCGCGGTCGAATATCAACTTTACAGCCGGTGCGGAATCTTGGGCTGAAACTTATTTCAATGGTCACGTTGATGACTACCTGTGTCCGATTCTCGAAGAACTGATCCTTGAAAACGGTGGTACCCAGCAAGAAATTGATGATGCCAAAAACTCTGCTGAGTCAGAAACACCATCGACAAATTAAACAATTCCGAAGGATAAACAATGAAGACCTTAGAACAAGTTAGGCAGGAAATGCTTGCCAAGGCAATGAGCCAGCCGCTGGCAAAATACTCACTGAAGGACTCAGACGGAAAAGTTGTGGTGTCTTCCAATTCCCCTGGTCAGCATGCCTTTATGGACCCGAAGGACGAGGCTTTCGCCAAGAGCCATTACAAGCTTTCCGAAAAATTCAAAAGGGACGATGGCACCATAATCAACTTCTGGAAAATGGAGCCCAGTCCTAAAGGTTATTTTCAGAGCGCTGACGGGAATTTCTATTTATCGGCGGAGCTCCCGGAACTGGATGATAACTTTATCAAGAAGCGTTACGAGCTTGAGGTTAGAGGAGAGCGTAATGCTCGAATTTCTGACACCGACAAATACGTCCAGCTCCCGGATATTACTGTGCAGTCAGCAGCCAGGGCCAAGAGAGCTCAATTAACAGAAGCAGATCGACAGGCTCTATTGAATTATCGCCAAGCACTCAAAGATCTTCCGGATCAACCTGGATTCCCTTTTATTGACTACCCGGACTTTCCAGATGCTTTGGCCTACGAATTGGAGCAGGCAGTTGATGCCCGCAACTCTATGAGACAAGGAGGTTTTTTCAATGCTTAAAGAATTAGCCAGTTTGCTGTGCAGTTTATTTGTGCCTAAACGTGCTGTAAACTATGGGGGGGGGTAAGCTAATCTATGGATGTAGTGCCGGTTCCATTGGCTGTATAGGAGCAGAAGAGGCTTCCTTTATACCATTGCCAGACCCTGCGGGAGTAGAAGGTTTATATAACTTTGTTGCTCCTTATGACTGTATCGTGGTCGCTATAGACAGTAATAGTTCGGTGACACAAGAGAATAGATATCTTGCGTTGTCATACAACAATATGTTTTTGTCCGTTATTAGGACGAACATTTTTAATTTGGCCACATCGTTTCGTCTTGCAAAAGGACAGTCAATAAGCGTGCATTACCTTGGTGCCAACGTAGTGTTGGCCACATTACCAGTTTTACCAACTTAAAGCCTGAGCATTTTGGCTCGGGCAAGGAGCTTAAATGCTAATCAAAAAACTTATTCAGCGGCTACTCGATAGCCGAACGGCAAATGCAGGAGGCGCATTATGCTGAAAAACATTCTGAGCCTCCTGCTGAGCAAGTTCTACAGCAAACAGGAATCCGAGTTGGTAGGACATCAGGCTATGCCCTCAAGCTCGGTTATAACGTTGGTAAACAACGGGACAATTGGGTCTGATTGGGCGGGTTCTGCGTTTAGCGGTATAGCTCCCGGAGACGGATACTTGACCTTTTCAGGGACAAGTACGTCGGATGTCCCTATCGTCGGAATAGGTGCAGAAAGAGTTCAAGCCAGTTTGACATATCCATGGACAGGGTCGCGTCTCTCTGCATCCATACCGATTGCTAAAGGTGCTACATGGAATGTTCAAGGAAGTAGCATGAAAGATGTTGTTATCATCTTTATTTCTTGTATCGGGGGGGGGTATCAAGCTCTTAAGAACTCTCTTCTGCAAGGAGGTGGCCTATGCTTAAACAGCTTATCCAGCTCTTTGCGGAGAAGTTCCTTGTTAGTAAGAAGGAGTGGGTCAGCAACCAGTCTCAGGCCCTCGTATCAGGGGGCACGGAAATCGCCTTTATCTCTAGCACCGATTCTCAAGACTACACAGCGCCGTGCGACGGAGTTATATGTCTCGATACTTTTGGCGCTACGTGGGCAAAGCTCGGCTCTATTACTAATCACAGGGGGTGCTTACTTCACAGCCCGAACCAAACAGGAGTTTATAAAATGCTCACGCTTCCTGTCGCAAAGGGTGAAACGATCAACATTAATATCTCAACGGAAAAAAGCACCACTCATATCAAGTTCATTCCGACTATTGGCTCCGCAACTTAACGTGGCAAATGGAGGTGCGTCATGCTGAAGTCAGTTTTAGCGCTCCTCCTTTCCAAGTTCGTGAAGAGAAGTGACACGGAGTTCATTGCTCAACAAGGAATGCCTGAAGGATGGTCGAGGCGGGTCTTGTTAAAAGACAGCGTACTCGGAAAAATTCAAGATGTGTACACGGCCCCATCCAATGGCTATCTTTGCATAGACGGAGGGAATGCAATAGGGTACATCGCCGTTAACGGATCCGTGCATTCTCGTATTGAAGTTGCAAACAACCCTCTTCAGTGGCCGCAGATTTTTGTGGTTGCGGTTAAAGGTGCAACTCTTAATTACGCGATTAGCTCATTATCAGGACAAACACAAGGTACCAGCGTTTACTTTGTTCCATCAATAGGAACTCCTTAACCACTCCGCCCCTCGACTTGAGGGGCTTTCTTTTTTTATCTAAATATCGGAGGAAAAATGCATCTACTAAATCGACGACATAGGGAGATTGAGAGATGTGGGATCAATTTTTAAGCCGTCTTAACAGTTTTGATTCCGGCGTTCTCAAGAGTTTCTTTTTAACCATTGCTGGATGTTTTACTTCCCTCATAAGCAGTCTCATGGGGGAGCATCAAAACCTTTTCTACTGGTTGTTTGGCTTTGTTGTCTTCGACTATCTGAGCGGGATCGTAGCCGCTGCCAGAACCGGAACTTGGTCGAGCCGTGTCGGACTCAAAGGGTTGATCCGGAAATTCATCATCCTCTTAGTTGCTATTGGGTTTCATGGAGTGGATCAGATATTCAATGAACCATGGATCGGGGCGTGGGCAATTGGTGCTCTTTCTCTGAATGAATTGATTTCAATCCTCGAAAACGTTGAGAAGGCTGGGTTTGGTCAGATCATTCCTCAACGCGTAAGAGACATGTTGGAAACCGTCCAAACGGAACATGAAAAACGCATCAAAGAAAAAGTCCATTTAGGAGAAAGTCAAAATGAATGAGGAAAAATTACCGTTTTCGCAATGGAATCCGCTTATTGCAGAAGATTTTGTTAAGAAGTGGGAGGGTCTGCGATTGAAGGCCTACCGTTGTCCGGGAGGCACTCTCACTATCGGCTATGGACACACAAAAGGGGTTAAATCTGGTCAAATTATCACCAGACAAGAGGCCGAAAAGCTGATTCGCGATGATTTGATCGAGCACGCCGAGGGACTTGCCCCTTACGTTACTTGCAAACTGACTGAAGGACAGTACATCGCATTATTAGATTTGGCATTTAACCTGGGAGTGAGCGCAGTTGCTAAATCTAAGACACTCGGATATTTGAATTCCGGAAAACTCGAGTTGGCAAAAGAAGGATTTCGATCTTTTGCAAAAAAGAAAATCAGGGATAGGAACGGGAATCTGGTTAAGGATGAAAACGGGAAACAGATGTACGAAATCCTTCCGGGTCTCATGAATAGACGTGAGGACGAGGTGAAATTGATGGGATGAATCCTTTTGAATTGGTAAAGATAGGCGCCGGCGCTTTGATAGTTGCTGGCGCTTATTTTTTTGGCCTTCACAATGGTCAGAATTCTGAGCAGTTGAAAATTGCTCGAACTCAAATCTCAGAACTCACAGCTACGGTCAAAAATTATGAGACACAATACAAAAATCAGGCTATCGCTCTCGCCGAGATGCGTGCTGCTGAATCTAACGCTCGCGCTGACTCTGACCGCTTGCGCTCCCGCATCACCAGTCTTGAAAAAAGAGCCAAGAGCGCTGCCGATCGAGACACAGTTCGATGTCTTGAGTTGGGAGCAGAGTGTCGACGATTACTGCAAGAGGTTCGAGGACCTATTGAATACTGTCGAAAAGCGCTATGGTAGCAAGTAAACCCAGAAGGAGGAGAAATGTCTGATATTAAAAAATCTGCTGAAATTTCACCGGACGGGATGTATCGGTATTCATTAGAGCGCACGTGGGATCAGGGGAAACCGACGGTTCTTTTTATTTGTCTTAACCCGTCTACTGCGGATGCCGTAGAAGATGATGCAACAGTTCGCCGAATGGTCAGTTTTGCCCGTCAATTTGGAGGTGGTCGTCTTTTGGTAGGAAATCTATTCGCCTTTAGATCAAAAAACCGTAATGATCTTTTAAAGGCTGACGACCCTGTTGGTCCCGAAAACGACAAATATTTGGACAAACTGATTAAGTCAGCTGATATTGTCGTAGCGGCCTGGGGAAACTTTGGATCCTATCTTGGTCGAAGTTCTCATTTCAAAGAAAATTTCAAGGACTACAACATTAAATGTTTAGCATTGAATAAGACTGGAGAACCGACGCACCCGCTTTACGTAGCTGATGGCACCAAGCTTCAAGATCTTTAGGAGGACAAATTATGACCAGCGATTTAGAACAATATGGGATTAAGAATAGCGAGCGCACTAGATGCGAAATTTGGACTCGTGTGATGGGTTACCATCGTCCGATTTCTTCTTTCAACATCGGAAAGCAGGGAGAAGTGGCCGAGCGCAAATATTTTGACGAGAAGAAGTGCAGCTGTCGCAAATAAATTTGCTCTTTCGGCTTTTATGCAACAACCGAAAATTTCCGTTAAAACCCTCAAAAATTTCCGTTTTACATCCATATAACGGAAATCTAACGGAACCGTTAAAGTTATCTGATTGAATATTATTGATAATGTGGTGCTAGTCCCGGGCACCAAAAACGATTTCAGACCTCGCAGATTTGCGAGGTTTTCTTTTACGTCTTCGAAATTCTTGTTGTCGCATTTTAAATCCCATCTTTCTCAATTAACAACTAATTACAAATAGATCAGGTAGCAGCATTTGCAAAAACTGATTTTTGAAGATAGAATTTCATTTCTCTGTTGCCCGGGTGGCGAAATTGGTAGACGCACTAGCTTCAGGTGCTAGCGCCTTCGCGGGCGTGCTGGTTCGAGTCCAGTCCCGGGCACCAGACCTAATTCCTAAGACCTCGTCGATGTACGAGGCTTTTCTTTATCTGCCGGCTGTTCGGAGTGATCATTCCGTTTTGTCCTACGCCTCAGAGTCGATATAACTCCTTTTGAAAATTCCCAGCAGAAATTCAAATTTTCGATTTAAAAAACGAAAAGGCCTGAATCTGCAAAGGCAGAAAATCAGGTCTTTCTTGCGAGGCTTAGCTTGTTGAGTCGTCGCTCGCCGCTATGGTTTGGAGGCTTAAATTAAACGCCTACTGTTCAATCCACTTTCTAATCTCTGCTTGGGATCCCGGCAAACGAAGGCCGACCTTCCAATTCAGATCCGGGAACTCCTTCGTAAGACTTGCATCTGCTTCACTGACGGGGCTGGAATAAGAAGAGCAGAAGGGATAAAGTGTTTTGCCCTTGAGCTGATCATGGTAAGTCG